TGGCTGGTCTAGTGTGAAGTCCAAGCCTTGTCCTTGTGTCCGTATATCAATCCGTTGAGAGGATTCTCAGCATGAAAGATATAGTGCTTGGCTTGTTGCATGCGATCCGGTTGCCAGTTCCAGTCAAATTCTTTATTGACCTGCAACTTAGCAAATACTGCAAAGAACCAAGGTGTACAACTGACCTGGGCGGCAGCATGATAAGCAGCCACACGCCCATTCACACCATCCACACGATGTAGTTTATTTTCTAAATTATAAGTCACACTGTTTAGATGTGCAAAGTGTCGATCAGCGTTGATTTCGCCATTGCTTATAAACACAATATCTAATGGCTTGTCTTTCAACATTCGTTGTGTTTTGTCTATGTGCGGATAGTCATACAACTGTGTCTTGATAAAGGGCACAGCCACTTTAGGCACAACCACACTGCCAGCACCTGAACTTACAGGCACAATGGTCTTGGTTTCTTGACGCCATAGTGAGACTGTGACCAAGGCTTGATCCACATAATCTGTTGTGGTAAACAATGCCAACGGTCCAGACCAATCTGTGTTCTTGACTGCATCAACTTGGCTATCTTCGGCATGCACAATTACCGGTATTGGCCGGCGTGGCACCTTGCGCCGGGACACATAGTTTACTGAATACCATTCTAGCAATTGTTTCTTTTCTGCTCGTTCAGCAAAGGTAGGCACATGCATGTAGAATGTGTCCCCAAATTTTTGAGTGTCGCTGGGAAACACATGCAGCATGGTGCTTTGCCACTTCTCTGGGTGCCAGGAGAAGTCAAAGTTGCTGTAGTCACAGATACTGGAGCATACCCACACATGTTCATGTGTGCCCACAAGACTCTTGGCCAGTCGAATTAGTGTGTCGCGATAGTTATCAAAATATCTTATGCGTTTGAAAGTGTTAGGTATATTGCCAGCATTGCCATCCAAGTGATCAATCTCAACAATGGGCACAGCTTCGGCTGAGACTTCGGCTCGCATCATATCCACATACTTGACTTCACTAGCGCCTGGCACACGATATTGAGGACCACCTGTCTTTTGGTGCTGTGTAGCAAACTGATAGATGTATGGCGGCGACCCTGGATCTGGTACCCAAGAGAAATCCATGTCTCGAATATCAACATTGTCAGGAATGTGCCATAGTGTCATGTCTGCTGGCAATTCAGCAACAGATGAATCCATGTACTTGCGCTCGGTAGCACCTGGCATGCGATACTCCACGGTGGGCATTACTTCAGCTGAATGCCATTGGTTACCAAACACATAAATGTAAGGCGGGTCACCTGGATCTGGTACCCAAGAATAATCCATATCGCTTTCAACTACATTATACCAAGGTCGATTGGGGTTCTCAGGCAACTTGGCTTTCGGTTCGTCCATGTACTTGATGTCTGTAGCACCTGGCATGTCATATTCAACTGTGGGCATGATCTCTGCAGCATGCCATTGATTACCAAAAACATACTTGTAAGGTGGCGAACCTGGATCTGGTTCCCATGACCAATCAAAGTCACAGGAACGATGTGTTTGAAACTTTTCTGGATTGCCACGTCGACGTGCTTTGGGCTGATCCATGTACTTGATTTCTGTGGCTGCACCAACTCGATACTGCAATGCTGGGCGCTGTTCGGGCGTGAGCCATTGATTGCCAAACACATAAACATAAGGAGGATCAGTGGGGTTGGGCCTCCACGAGTAATCAAACTCTACAATATCGTCTATCAATTCAAAAGCACCGGGATTGTGTGCTACTTTGGCCGTAATGTCGTCCACATACTTGATTTCTGTTGCGCCATCCGCATGATAGGCCACAGTGGGTTCTAAAACTGCTGGATTCCATTGATTACCAAACACATAAATGTAAGGTGGATCAAAAGGATTAGGCTCCCACGAGTAATCAAACTCTTCCGTGTTGATATGCACACGCCACTGATTGCCCGAGTCGGGTAAACGACATGTGCGACGATCCATGTATTTGATTTCTGTTGCACCATCCACATGATATCGCAAACTGGCTTTGAACTCTGGTGGGTTCCATTGATTACCAAACTGGTAGATATAAGGCGGATCTTTGGGATTGGGCACCCAAGTCCAATCCCAGGCGCTATCGTCAATGTCTTCGCAGAATTCCCAATTGCCCATGCAACTGCCTAACTCAGGTTGTGGTCCATCTACGTATTTGATTTCTGTTGCACCGGGTACTGTGTATGACACAGTGGGCATGATCTCGCCAGGCCAATGTTGATTGCCCCACACATAGATATATGGTGGGTCTCCGGGATCAGGTACCCAGCTAAAATCCCATCGTTTGATATATTCGTGCATGGTCCAATTGGTTTTGTCTTCGACCAATGTTGCTGTCATGTCCATGTACTTGCGTTCTGTTGCACCAGGCACATGATATTCCACAGTGGGCATGATCTCACTGGGCCAATGTTGATTGCCAAACACATAGACATAAGGTGGATCCAATGGATGCGGACTCCACGACCAATTCCAACTGTTTTCGTCTATAGCATGCAACACCTGCCAGTTTTCTCTTTGAGATCGATTGGGGATGATTTCACTGTGAAAGTTCAATTGATCAGTAAGTTCTTTTGGAACCAAATAAGTTCCTGAATAATCGTGCCATTGGCTGGGCCAGGTGTGAATTTGTTTGGCTTGCCAGGGCTTGGGTTCAAAAAGCCAATCCCAGCCCGAGTAATCACATAAGTAATTTACCCACCAAAAGTACCTGGTGGTGCTCAATTGCCGTGCATGTTCAATACTATCAGCCTCACGCTCATGCACAAACAAATTAGGCTTAGGCCCTGAATAAAAAATATCAAACATGGTTAGAATAGACGAAATTTACAACAACACCTTTTGGCCTTGGATCAAACACAATAGGCCAGGCATTAGAATGTTCATGTGTGATCCATTTGGACGCAGTGATCCTGATAGTGTGGTAAATTATGGCAGCGATGATATACACGAACACAATTATATATTCTTTTTTGACCAAGAGCCAATACATTTGAACATACACATGGCCACATTCGACGAAGTGCGTAATGTCAAAAATTATGATATTCACTATCATAACCCAGATAATTTACCAATTGGTGCTATATGCACCAGTGAACGTGACAGCGACAATGTAACTGCAATATGTGCCCAGTATGGTTGGAAAAGTTACTATTACTTTTTTCACGGCTGGGCAGCACTAGATTGGTATCGTGGCTACGACAAAACATTTTTAATCAAACCCATTGAGGAACGAGCTCCTACTAAAACATTCCTGGCACCCAATAGAATCATTGCCGGAGAACGCAGACACAGATTGGAAATGCTGTATCACATATTCAAACTGGGCATGACTGACAACCATATCTCATGTCCGGCTGTGTGTCCTGTAGAAAACATCAGCATAGTAGACGCTGCCCGGCCGTTAGTAGATCAGTATCCAGATATTCAAGATGTGTTTCGAGCACAGCAATTACCCATCAACTTTGCTGGCGAAACTGATCATCCCATGCATTCGTGTTGGCTCAGTTTGTTTGACCAGGCTGCTGATAGTCTGTTATACTTGGTTACAGAGACTGTGGCCACAGGCCGTAGACATCACATTACAGAAAAAACATTCAAACCAATTGCCATGGGCATGCCGTTTGTGTTGGTGGCCACGCAAGGCAGTTTGGAGTATTTGCGCAGTTATGGATTTAAGACTTTTGGGCATGTATGGGACGAGTCCTATGATGCCATCCAGGATGATCGCGATAGAATCCGTGCGGTTGCGAGCTTGCTTCAAACTCTTTGTGACCTTTCCGTTGAGGAACGAATTGCACTATACCAGGATTGTCATGAGACGATTGAACACAATTGGAATCACTTTTACAATGGCGGTTTTGAAGCAATTCTTTGGGAAGAACTACAGGGTATGTTGAATGGCATTGAGCTTTAATTTTGTTGTTGATCGTGTGATACACGACAAAATATATCCACATCTTGCTACCTGGTCTGCTGAACCCTACACACCTGAGTGGCGTCAGTTTGGCAGTAAATGGCCATACACCACTCCCTTACGCATACAAGAGTATTGCAAACTGCATGAAGTTCCGATCAACACATATTCCATTGAAGACTATCCTGCTGGCAGCTTCTATCCCGTTGCCATCGGATTCTTTGACTTTGGCATAGATTATTTTGATCTATTGCCTTCCGCTGTGTTTGCCGCAGTTGCCAGTAACCAACTAAAGATATTGTTTTTCTATCACGAAGGCGATAATCCTTATCGTATCAAACAGCGACTGGATGAACTGGTTGAGTTGCATCAGTGTTCCACCAACTGCTATGTGTTTGTGAGTTCAAACTCTACTGCTCAAAATATACCTGGCTTTGTGGCCTTTCAAGACAGTGAGCTTTGGTACTATCAACGAAATCACAGCAACCCGCCGTTGCCTATACCTCACAAACCAAGAGATAAAGATTTTACTGCATTAGCAAGAACACACAAATGGTGGCGTGCTATAGCGCTCACTGACTTGCATTCACAAGAACTGCTTGCCAACAGTTACTGGAGTTACTGCGAAACAACCCAAGCCACTGATATTGAAGACTGTCCTATTGAAGTAGACTATCTCAAGTTGAAACAAGCCACACTGGATTTTGTAGCAGGCGGTCCTTACATAAGCGACGAACTCACACAAGACGAACGCAACGATCACAGTCTCAACTCAGAACCCAAATACTTTATGGGTTCCTACTGCAATGTTGTGTTGGAAAGTCAATTTGACTATGATCAAAGCGGAGGCATATTGTTGAGTGAAAAAACATTCAAACCCATCAAACACGGACAGATGTTTTTTATAGCAGGTGGAGCAGGCAGTCTACAAGTGTTGCGTGACATGGGCTACAGAACATTTGATTCGGTACTAGACAACCGATATGATCGCGAACCTGATAATACCATGCGTTGGATCAAACTCAGCGAGGCCATTGCCCAAGCACATGCCCAAGGTCTAAGCACTTTGTTTGAACGGTGTAGAGCAGACATTGAATACAACCAACATTTATTCATGCAGATCAAAACTCCACGCTTAAATACCCTTATAGAGCAAATAAATGAACAACATCGTTAATTCTTTCACCAGCTGGCAACCACTCGAAGAAGTTATTGTGGGTCGTGCGTATCGGCCCGACTACTTTGAGTTCTTAGATGATAGCCAAGTGCGCAATCAACTGCAACAGATCCTTGCAGAAACTGAAGAGGACCTAGACAATTTATCCAAGACTATTGAACAGTTTGGTGCGCGAGTTCGCAGGCCGGACCTAGTGGATAAAGAACAGTTTATCATTGGTCAGATACACAGTTCAGGTGCACCACTACCTCCACTCACACCAAGAGACTGGCAAATCACATTAGGCAACCGACTGTTGCGAGTGTTGCCCATGGACGAACTCACTAACTTGTGTGCAGAATATGCCACAGCACAACCTGGATCAGTTGTGGATCCACACGGCGGTAAATGGAATCCCAATTGCATTTTAAATGGTGCAAGTGCGTCATGCATTGTGCGTGTGGGCCGGGATGTATTTTTTGACAACTCAGACTACTTGCGCCCAGATCAAACTCGTTGGATTGTGGACAATGTGTTGGGCCCAGAGTATCGCATACACGAAGCTGTGACAGATGGGCATGGTGATGCTGTGTTTGCTATTTTGAAACCTGGTGTCATACTGTCAAGCAAACATGATCAGAATCTAAACTTTGAACGTGACTTTCCGGGTTGGGACGTATGTAAGGTATGGGATAGTTCAATTTGGGCTGCAATTGAAGTTGGCAAGTTCAAAGCAGAATCAACGCCTGGTGCTTGGTATGTCACAGGACAAACACCCAGTGAACAATTTATCAACTTTGTGGACACGTATCTTTCAAAGTGGACTGGTTTTGTACAGGAAACTGTATTTGATGTCAACTGCTTGGTTCTGGACGAAAGCCATGTTATTTTCTCGGCCTACAACAAAGATGTGTTTGACTTTTGTAGAAAGCACAAAATAGAACCTATCATCAGTGAACTGCGTCACTCATACTTTTGGGATGGTGGCATCTCATGTTGCACACAAGACATCCGTCGTCGTGGCGAATTAGAAACTTATCTTTAACCCAACATCTCGTTAAACCAAATTTGCAAGGTAAAACGAGTTATGTCTTTGGGAACATCATGATGTCTTCCGTGCATAACTTGCATGCCATGAAAGAACCAGGCAAAATTGTCCCGGTACGGCAACTGTACTAGTATCTCACCTGCCTCATTGTAAATGGTTGTTCCTGAGTAATCGTGCGGAGTGTTAGTCAAGTACACCTGCATCATATAAGAGCCGCCTGCTTCTTTGTGTGGGCCCAATGCACCAAACCCAGTAAGATCGGCCCATATACTGCTTACACTATGTTCTAATCTAATATTCAAGTGTTGTTCAATGGGTTGTTTGAATTCACTGCTATTGAAAAATTTCACAAGTTCGGCCCATTCGTCACCTTTTTCGTCAAATAAGTATCTAGGACGATTATGGGGCGGAGCACACCAATCAGGTTGAGGCCAATGTTCACAGCCGGGTGTGAATTTAGCGCACATGGCGTGCAATTGATTCAATTGATCTGCACCAAATACCTGATCAATTAACAATACTTGACTGCCTGTTTCGGTGGTTAGTGTGTTTATGAGCATACTTTTATTCCATACAATGTTTCAAATCTATCAGCATCTGCGCGATCATTTACCATTGGTTCGCCGCGTATGTTCAAACTTGTATTAAGCAACATAGGGCAGCCGGTCTCAGCATACCATGCTTCCAACAGCTTTCTTATACCTGATCCATCCCGGGGTACAGTTTGCACTCGACTAGTGCCATCAATGTGAATGATTGCTGGATACTGCTCCGGGAATCTACAGTGTGCAACCACTTGCATGTACCTGCTGTCACTCCAACACTTTGGCATGATAAAATAACGATCAGCCAACTCTTGCAGTATTACCGGAGCAAATGGTCTAAACTTTTGGCGTCGTTTTATTGCATTGACTTGATCCTTTATGTCTGAACCTCTAGGATCTGCTAACAATGATCTATTGCCTAGGGCTCTGGGTCCGAATTCCGCTCGGCCAGATGCCACGCCCACAATACGATCAATGAGAAGAGCAGCCATGGCACTGTCAACAGGATAATCACCAGGTATATCATGGCCAAGATTAGCACTAGTCCACTGAACACACCCGCCGTAAGCAAGAGCGGCGGCCCCCAGACTACTGCCAGCATCACCAGGACAAGGCATAATCCATATGTTATCAAAGTATTCACCTAACCTCCTATTGGCCAGGCAGTTTAGTGCTACCCCGCCCATGTAAACCAAGTTGTTGCTCCATCCAAAGTTTTTTGCACGAGTCATAACTTGATGTATTAGATATTCTGTAAGTTGCTGTGCTGATGCAGCAATATCTGCATTGGTTGCAAATCCCAAGAACTCCGGCTCAAGCCCTGTGTGTAAGTTTGATTTGAATCGCACTTGTTCTGGGTTGTCTACAAGTGTATCACGCATGACTTCAGTCCATTGAGGCCTGCCCCAGCCAGCCATACCCATGGTGATGTATTCTTCGTCTAGTGGGTGTAGGCCAATGCGCTTAGTAATAGCAGAGTAGAATAAGCCAATTGAATGTGGATAACTTTGCGACCAAAGTTTTTTATATGTTGCGCGATAATTTTTATCATACATTGCTCCCCAGATTGACACTGTGTCCCATTCGCCCACAGCATCTATCACAACCACTGTGGCTATGGGATAAGGTGACGTTTGAAAACCAGCAGCCGCATGACACAAGTGATGGTTGTAGTTTTTTATGCGTTTTCCACTAATTATATCGGCGCCAAGCTGTTGCTTGAGTATTTGTCTTGTGGTTACTTTGTTCCACTCAACGCCCTGCCCTGAGTACAATTGACGCAGTTGTTTCAGCCACGGACGTTCATAGTACGCAACAGTGTCTACCTGACTCATGTCAATTTCGTCAAGCATGGCCATGGAAATATCAGCATCATTCTTTTGCTTGCTGTAGCGTTCTGAATGGCCGGCAAACACAATCTTGCCATGCTGATCTAGCAAGGTCAAGGCAGCGTCATGAAACCCTGCGGATACGCCTAGGGTGTGTTTCATTTGTAGATAAAAGGATCTCTTTTGCGTAGCTCTTTTAATTTTTTACGATAGCGGTACTCTAGCGTAATTCTGTTCCAAATACTTTTAATCCATTTCATTTCAATCTCCTTATTTGCTGTTCACGATAGTCTGGATCGCTCCAGCGATAATTGTAGGTAGTTTCTCCCCATCCAGTGCGTATGCTCAACACATCAAGATGTTGGGCCAACTGTGCCCAAATCTTTTTATAATCTTCTGTGCCAAATGATCGCATTAGATCAACCTGTGCCACCTTTGGGTGACCAATGGTGAGACTTTTGTCCTCTGGATCAAACCCATTGTCCAGTAGCCAGGTGCGGAACTCTGCGAGCTTGGTCTTTTGCCAGTGATAAGCGCCTGGGTCACGGGCCCATTCGATATCAAAGTCGCCAGCGGCTTCAGTTTGTACACGCAGTCCTGTAGTAACCAGCTCGCTAACCCGCGAATCCCTACCTTCATCATTGAACACCTCCCAGTGATGTTTGCCAACTGCTTTATTTACACCCAAATAAACACCGCCTAGAGTTCTGTTGATGGTGTCTATACCAAATAACTCATAGTCTTCGGGCTCTAGTGCAAATCGCGGAGCATTTAACCAGCACATCAGCTGCGATGGTCTGCGCCATTCTGGTGCTTGTACTGCTTTACGCATGGATAGCACAAGGCTTTCCAATTCATGGCACAGCAAGTTTAGTTGACGTATGTGCCAGCGTGTGGCAGGATCGGCTGAATTGTAGTAATTTGAAATACCCCCTGACCATCCTTGTAGATCTTCAAAGTATCTGTGCAGTGAATTCATACGTTCATGGTTGATATCTAAGTCTGACTGTACGGTATTTTCTACTGTGTAAGCATCACAATCAATACAATAGCCAACGCCACTTCGATTGATGTGATCAATACTAGTATTAATTTGCTCACAAAGGTATCGTGCATTTCGTTCACTTTCTGTCCAGCCCATCCAACAGTAATTCTTTTCCAGATGCAGATCAGTTCTAATGACGTCATTGAGCGCAGCCAACCATTTACGTCCCAAGCTGTTGTCATCTACATCTATATGTAGCGTTAGCAAGCTGTCCTTACCGCGTAGGTCTATTTCAATATGATCAAGCAATTTGATCCCACCATTCTTTTATTTCTGGTCTTGCACTTAATATTTCTGCCATAGTGATCTTTTGAGTGCGTATGCTTTCTAATTGTAACACTCTAGCCCGGCCTTTTGCAAGACCTGCGCGATATGTATCCGGCCATTGTTCTTCAAATGTAGGACGGGTTTTTAATTGTAGCAGTACATCACGCATGGCGCCAGCGGAGCGGCCTGCTAGTTCATCTATCCAAGGATCCAACAAGTGTCTAGGTAGCGCAAGTGGACTCATAATGATATCAGGTGAGAATGAGAATATCACTTTGGCTAATAATTGCACGCCAAGTTCGTTAGCTAACGCATTCATATTATCCACTTCAAACATGCCCGGCAGTGTGAGTGTAAAGTCCAGTCGCATCTGTCGAGTATTGGTAGCAATCTCTAGACCCTGACGAAAATTGTTTAAAAATATTGGATAGGAGAGACCGGTTCGGATGTATTCTCCGACGGGGCCTGTGCCGTCAAGGCTTGCGCAGATTTGCCAGTCTCGTAACCCCAACAAAATATCTTTATACAGATTCCAATCACCGTACTTAACACGGCTAAGATTAGTATTATATCTAGCGTAAACATTTTTTCCATCTCCTAGTTCAATGATGCGGCGCATGTAACGCCAATGCTGTTCGTACATGAGTGGCTCGCCGCCTACCCAGTAGATTTCTTCTACTCTGTGCTCTTCTACTGCACGACTGAATTCTTCTTCAATTTGTGTGTCTTGAAACTGTGTGATTTCTCTACGTATATCTGGCTGCATCCATGCATTTTTGGTATTACTCCAGTCGATCATTTGATGTTGGCGCTGTTCAGTTTCCCATGCACTACTTAACATATCTCCGCAGGTCCTGCATTTAAAATTGCATAAGTTTGAAAAACGATAGTCCCAACTTACAGGCAGCATCGAAGTACGGCCATTTAGATCAGTTTTGCCAATCACATCATCATATTTGTGTTGGAAAAGATGCCAAAAGTACGTGCGATAGACATCTGTGTTTAGCAGTTTATCATTGCATACTTCGCACTCTGGTAGTGTTTCACCGGCCATCATGCGTCTGCGCACACTCTGCATGTGTGGTGAATTCCAGTGAGCTTCCAGTGTAACAGGGATATACCGTCCAGTGCCGGACCGGGTGTCTATGTATTGTTCAAAGTTCTGCGCAGGTTCTCTGCTGGCACAACACATTCTGCGTTCAGTTTGCGGACTCAAATATGTGTGAGTCCAAGGTGCCATGCATAGGGTTTCAGGCTTGTGCATTTAGTTGTTGTTCAATCCATCGGTAAGTTTCTGCAAGGCCAGTTTCTAAACTGTCTGGTGGTGCCCAATTTAATATTTGTCTAATCACAGTGTTGTCACTCACCCGACCCATTACTCCTTGTGGGCCGTTGATATTTTTAATATGCACTGGTTTGCCAACCACTGTGCTAATCAAGCGTACTAGATCATTCATGGTAATCATTCTGTCAGATCCAATATTAATAGGTTCAGTGTGTGCGCTGGCCATCAATCTATGTATGCCTTCAACACAGTCATCAATGTATAAGAAACTGCGAGTTTGTGTGCCTGGTCCCCAAACTTCTACTGTGTCAGTTGCTTGTATGACTTTTCTGCACAGTGCAGCCGGAGCTTTTTCTTTTCCGTCATTATAAGTGCCGTCGGGTCCAAATACATTGTGCAGCCTGGCCACACGCACATCAATGCCATAGTTTCTAGCATAACTTGCATACAGTCTTTCGCTGAATAGCTTTTCCCAACCATACTCACTGTCAGGCTCTGCAGGATACGCTGATGCTTCGTTTAGCACAGGATTGTCAGCATCCATTTGATTGCGTTTGGGGTAGATACAAGCTGAACTTGAGTAGAATATTTTGGGTATCTTTTTAAAGGTCATTTCATGCAGGATATTCAAATTGATAATGGCTGAATTGTGCATGATGTCAGCGTCATTGTCCCCAATAAAGATATAGCCTGCACCGCCCATGTCTGCGGCCAACTGATATATTTCATCAATGTCTTTTCGAAGCAGTCGTGTGACACTGCGTTGATTGCGCAGATCAACTTGATGGAACTCATCGCAGGCGGTAATGCTAAATTCTGGAAACTTTAAATCAGCGCCAATTACATAATGACCCTGTGCTTTTAAACTGCGCACAAGATGTGTGCCAATAAATCCGCCTGCGCCACATACCAATATCTTTTTCATTTTTCTATTTCCTGCTGATAGTATTCAGCAACCTGCTGATGAAGCTGACTGTCGGTAATATGATAGTACGGACGATAACATCTTGCAGTCACATGGTCCCACAAGTTGTATTCACTGCGGTATTCACTGTATTGATCAAAATAACCTCCTGTACCGCCAAAACTTGCATGCTCAAATCCACCCTGGTCAAATCTAAATGGTCGGTTGCTCTGCAGCAATTTGCGCAAGGTGTGTTCTATTGTGATGGCATTTTGATATATAGCAAGATCTAAATCAAAAAACTCTGTGTAGTATTCTTTTAAAATTCTTAATGATTTTTGATCAAACGGTGTGGTAATTTCACTGGCAGTGTGATAGCTGAATGGCACATATTCGCCGGCATGCAATTTTTCGCCGCGTGTGCAGCTCGTAAAATGCACAATCACAAACTCAGCCTTGTCCTGGATGGCCTGATCCACTTGGCGTGCTATCAACAGATTGGTGCTGGTGCGACGGCTGTAGTTGCGCACTTCACAATGCTGGCCCAACAAGTCAGCCCACATGGGCCCATATTCTGGGTCTGGTGCACAAAAACTATCACCACATATAGCTATCACAAGAACTCCTGTATTACATCAATGATTTCTGTCTTGAATCGTTGATGAATTATGTTTGTGTCAAAGTAATGATGTTTGTTGTGTTGTAGTTTCTGTTCAGTTACAGCGTCAAACTTGCCTGTGCTATAATTTTTAACTGCATCAAATACCACAGCAGTGGTTGCTTCAAATCGTTGATTGTCATCTAAGATGTTGTCGTAATCTTCTGACCAAAGATTTGAGAACGTTTCGAACCCTTCACGCTGCAAGTATCTGCAGGTGCCTTCGCTACCATAGCACACAAACGGATGATATAATGCAATGGGTTTGAAAATCTTTTCACTCACTTCTGTTCTGGAGCTGCTGGCATTTTCTAGCAGCACAGCAGAACGCATCCAGCTTTCTACCACCACCGAAAAAGCTGTGGTGTTGTACCATTCAGGATTCATGTACAGGTGCCAAATTACTTTGGGATTGGTTTCTCCGGGATCGTCAAATGTTCGCCCACGCTCCACATAACTCCAACGAGCATGTGGCAACAAAGGCGCTAGATCTTGTGTGACACGGTCTTTGTGTTCGCGTATTTTGTTTAACAACATAAGAAATGAATACTGCACATTACGCTGCGGTTGATATTGATTGTATTTAAAATTTGTTACAGTTAGGGCACTGTTGTACCACAACCAATTTCCACAGCGTAATTCCAGCATGAGTGGATCAATCAGTCTACTACCAGTATCTACATCACTGTCGTACAAATGGTCCACTATAATACGAAATCCCTGTTGTTGAAAATCACGCCACCAAGCCGTATTGGGAGTTTTGGCACGCCAAAAAGTTGTTAAGATCACAGTGTCTGCACTATTATAATTAACACCTGGCTGGTATTGCACTAGATCAAAGTGCTGTTGCACCAGGTGAGCAATAGCACCTTGTGTGAAATTGGGGTAGTCCTCCTCTAAATATAACAATTTAATTTTGGTCATTGTGATAGTTTAAAATATCAGCCAATTCTGGTGCAACGTCACGCAAGTTTTGTTCTCGTTTGCGATCCAAGTCACGTATCTTCATGTTGGTCATGAACCCATCTGTTGATGCACCATTATTCATAAAGTCAATAATGCGATTGAATTCTTCACGGTATTTAGATGGCACTGATGCCGAGCGCAAATGTTCTGTAATTTGCGTCTTGGCCGAGTCTGGCAATGTGGCAATTGAAAAATACCAAGCGTCATGCATGATATTCCAGTACATAAAGTCAAACCGTTGCAGTGCTATCCAGTGTGCTAGTTGGTCAATATAACGCACATTAAACACATTGACGGTACTACAGCATTGTAAACGTAGGTTGGGCAGAGAATCTTTGAGATATTGAAAACTTGTAATGTTGTCCAGCACCACAGCCCAATCTGCATTGGTGCGTTGATATTCAAATCTTGCACCCACATCGTCAATTGAGAATGCTACTTCTACTGTTTTAAAATGTCGCCAAATTTCTGGTCCGCGTGTGGGCCATTGTGTGCCATTTGTGTTGTAGTGTATTTCAACTTGATGTGCAATACCACGATCCACAATGCCTTGCAACATATCAAAGTGTTCAGCAATCATAAATGGTTCACCGCCGGTGAATTCAATGTAACGTATGTCATTTAAACAGGTGTCAATTTCTGTCCAAAATGATTGATTTTCTCTGGGCCAAGCGCCGGCACGAAGCATTTGATAGGGAAATGATTTCTTTTTGTCTTCATCAGGCGGCATATCATTGAGCTCTTCTGTGGCAAATTGGCTTGATGACCATGATCCGCATATACGGCATTTTAAATTGCAGATGTTGCCCAGTTTTAAATCCAAGAACATTAAGGGCTTGGCGTCTGCGGTCCATTCACCTGATATGCCCATGTGCTTCATTCTGTCTAGTGTGTGCATGCGTTTTGACGTGCGTCCTGACCGTTCTTCCATCCAGCATTTTCTACAGGTCTGTGGTTTCTTGCCTGCTAAAAATTCTTCACGCAGTTCAGTCATTGCCCGAGAGTTTTGTATGCTTGCAAAGTCAGCTGTGAGCAATGAAAACTTTTCACCGTTATCATCCGTCAGTTCGTCGTCGGCTAAACAACATGGGCGCACTGTGCCAATGGGCGAAGCTTCTAGGCTAACCCAGGGCAATACGCAAAATTTATCGTGTGGTATGTTCATAAGTTATATTTTTTAAATTCATCAACCAGCCAGGGAAATACTGTGGGCCAATGTGTGTTACGTCTGTGATCCATTGTATTTAAAAAATCAAACAGTTCTCGTATTTGTTTTGGCTTGGGCCCACCATGTTGACTTTGTTTTGCTATGCCCACAAGATATTGTTTGCTGGCAATCTCTTCTGGCGTTTGAGTGGGTTTTAAACTGATTGCAAGATCAAAGTCTTCACAAAATATATCTCCAAACAAATCAATAAACATGTGATCAGGACTGTTAACAGAGTTTTGATAGTGATATACTTTTCTTTTAAGATTCCATTGATTTATCTTGTGCAACAAGTCTGGTAATGTCTTTACAGTTAACGGAGTCACAGTGGAAGAAACAATCAAATTGATCCAGGGTTGGTCCAGCAAATATTCAAAGTTTTGTTCCCATTCTTGTAAGTTTAAGGGATATCGCACATATTCCTGAGGTGCGCCCCAACAGTCCAGGCTGGCAGTAATTTCAAATTCTCTAATGCTTCCACGGTCAATCAACTTGCGAACTCGTTGCACTATCTTTTGCAGGTATGGCAATCGAGCATTTAAATTTGTAAACATTTGCAATTTAAGCTCAGGCGCTGGATACTGCTCAAATAATGTAAGGCATTGTTCTAACTCTGGCTGATACAGTGGTTCACCGCCCAGGATGTTGAACACTGTGAGTGTATGCCCGTGCAGTTTCAACCATTCAAATAGTTTTTGTTTGTTGCTTTCGATGTTGGTGCTTTTGGCAAATGCAGGAATACCATGCCGCACATTCTCAGCGTCCCATAAACTGCTAAAATGCGGGCCGCAATAAAGACATTTTAAATTGCAAGTGTTGTCAAAATACACTTCCAGTATTCTGGGAGTAACATGCACTGCCACAGGATTCTGATCCAGTTCAGGGGGTGCATGTATACCGGGAAAATCCAAGTTTGTTATTCTATCACTTTGACCACCTGCTGCTTCGATGTCTTGACAGTAGGTGCATCCTTTTGCAGGCCATTTGCCGTCAAGCATTCTCATGCGATCATCTATTTTGGTAGCTGTGTTATGAAAATCAAAGTCAGAACCAAATTTATGCCCATTGGTTCTATGACAACTGGCAGTTTGATCAGTGGTTAAAAATATTGTACTCCAGGTCCATTTGAGTTGGCAAGCTGTGTTGCTCACAATGGGAAAACGTTTGTTAATCAATTTGGATTTGTTTTGAAAACTACCCGGAACATATCCAAATTGATTGATACATTCTGATTGAATTGATTCCGGAAGTTGTGAGAAATTTTCTTCAGATTCGCAGTCTGGCCACTGTGGGTCACGCACAGCTGAATAAAACTCTTTCCATGTGCTCATTTTAATGCTGCTAATTCTGGAATGACGTCCAGGATGTTTTCTGTTCGAATGGCATCAAGCTCGTGTGTTTTGCGCCAGAATGTGTCAATTAAATGAGTATTGTCAGTTGCATTCATAAAGGTAATAGCTGATTCAAAGCCTTGTGTGGCACGTTGCAGGGGATCTCTATCGCCGAGCCAATCCAAATGACGTCTATATTTTTCTTCTAATTGTTGTTTGTATTCTGGGGGAGCAATGTCTATTCTAAAATGCACAGGATCCTGTAGTATATTTACATTCAAATCCTGTGCCCGTAACAGGCCGTGTGCAACCCATTCACGATGAAAGTCTGGTAGGTGCCAGGCATTCATTATGCTTAGTGTGGGGCTGATGTAGAAATCCACCTCGGGGCACACACGCAACATTTCATAACGATTACGCACAACTTGACCCCAGTCTGTGCCCTTGCGTATGTATTCGCCATAATGGCCCATGCCGTCAAGGCTGGCGCCCACTGCCACGCTTCGAAATTGTTTCCAGTATTCAAATACTGAATTGCCCTTTAAATCAGTGTGTGTGAAGTTTGTGTTGTAGATCAGTCTAACATCAAAGCGTTTGCGTTTGACCAATTCATTTAGTATGTTGTAGTGTTCTTCCATCAACAGCGGTTCACCGCCTGCAAAGTAGATTTGTTCCACATGGTCCAGATGCGGAACAAGCTGTTCCCACATGTCTGTTTCTGTGCGCCCAGCGTAGTTTAGCACACTATTACGAGCTTTCCAATCGCCGCCTGCCAGCTTGGCTTGATCTTGATACCATTGTGAGCTAAAGATATGCCCGCAGCTACGACATTTTAAATTACATAGGTTTGAGAAACGAATGTCCCAATAGGTCATTTCAAATGGATTCTCCTCCAATTTCTTTATGTGATGTCCGTGATGTTTGTTGGCTGATCGGCGCCCCGAAAAGAATCCTGATTCTTCCTGCTCATAACAACGTGTGCAGGCAGCGTGTGATGTTTCTGTTAACATATCAGCACGTAGCCGCTGCATGGGTTCATCACGCCATATTTCTTCCAAGGTATTTGTGCGGCAATTGCCCACTATGCCCGGCTTCATTTCAGCGTGGCAGCAGGGATATGCTTCACCAGTGGGATAAGCGTGTAAATGGATCCAGGGATAAATGCAAAACGTTTTAGAATCTTTTAATAAGAATTCTTCACGTTCTGTTAATTCTGTGGGTCTTACTAGATCACTGCTGTTGTATTTGTAAGTTGTCATACCATTCTTTTAATTGGGGAAATGCTGTGTGAAAGTCTTTTGATCTACGCTGATCATATTGTGTATAAAACTGACGGAAATCATTGTGTAGCTTGGGCCGATCAAATGCATCAGAGTGCGGTGTTTTTACCACATCCAAATAATCAATCAATCGCTGTGTGTGATTTACTTCGTGCTCGTGTATGAATTCTGAGTCACACCAGCGTGACAACCAGTCAACCAGGCGTTGTTTGTACTCAGTGCGCAGATTGTCGGGCAACACCAAGGGTGATTGAAATGATGGAAAGCGCAGGATGTTCAGTGTAAATGACACAGCATCACGCCCGTATTCCAGCTTCCAATTCATTATGCATTCCAGCAGTTGATCCAAGCTGCTCAAGCACAAGGCATTGATTGTACACATCACATGTATGCCGCGGAACTGGCCAGAGTCCAACAAGCGTTCTACATTATTGGCCCAGTCGTCCCACACTAGGCCGTCGCGGATGTATTCTGCTTGCAGTCCAACTGCTTCATTTGAAGTGTATATGTCAATTGCCATGCCTTTTGTACTGTCAAGCAGTCTATCAATGTCTACTTGTGTGCCTAAGTTGCTATTGATAGCCAGGCGTGTTGAACTCTTACCCGAATTTGTTTTAAACCAGTCAATAAGTTTCCAAGTATGCCCTGACATGAGGGGCTCACCACCGGTGATTCTGAGCTCTTGCAAGGTTCGATGTAGATCCGATTCCCACCACTTAAAAAATGCATCAATGTATGGATTGCTTTCTCCATACTCATATAATTGTGCGCTATCATGGGCGTGAGTAAAATGGTTCCTACCATCGGATACCAATTGGGTATATGGTCCATTCCGTTTGATATCGCGTACCCAAGTACTGCTAAAAGCGGGATTGCAATAACTACAAGCAAACTGACAAGTACGATCAAAAGCGATCTCAAGTGTACGGAGGTTGACGTCTTTGGTATATGGTGTATTTCTAGCTTCATGCAAGGCCTCTATAGGATATATCCGTGATTTATACACACGGTCTGAAATGGCATCGCGGCCCATGTCTTCAATTTTCCAACAATACTCGCAGCCAGGGGGACGCTCCCCGTTGATCATCTTGCGACGATCTTCTTTCTTTTGTGGAGTATTGTGCAGTAGCCGAGGGTTAGCAGTCACGGCGTCGCGATCTACTAAATGAGCTGGCGGGTGATGACAACTTGTGGTCTGTCCACTTCCTAACCAAATGGTTGCGTTATACCATTTCGCTGCACAAAAACTGGCTGAGAGAGGGTCTAATACTGTGTGTTTAAATTCTAAATCGTTCATTGATAAAATGCTGGAATTGATTGGGAAAGTCTTTGGGGATTTCAAGACTCAACTGTTCGAGATGTTGTTGATTATATTTACATACAGTATAACACTCTTTGGCGAAAGTTGCAAGATCTTGTTGGCATAAATCTTCAACCACCATTGCAATTCGTTCTAATCTGTCTGCTGAGTTTTCAATTGAATCAAAACTTTCATCAATTAGCATGCCAAATGTCTGAAATCCTAAATTGTGCATGTCCTTATAAAAGCCTTGATTGGCCACTGCTATCCATGGGTGTGCCATGGCAATAGGTTTCCAAATTTTTTCTGTTCTAAAACTGTAAGGATAATCAAATACTGTTTCAGTTACCAAACTAAAATAAGTGTCCAAGTATGGACTGGCATTGAGATAAATTTCTCCCCAGTCATTGTTGAACAAATTGTATTTGGCAAATCCTGAATACTCAAGGTCGACATTTTTTTTATAAAAATCAAATTCGTATTTGGAGTCTAGTAATTTTAATTCATTGCCATGAGTGGTGTCAAGGTTGGTCCAAATACTTTGGTCAAGCAGATGACTCAGTCTACTCAACAACCGTCGGCGGTGCAGGCGTGCTCGGCCATTCAAAAACAAAAACTTGTATGGCCTGTTCTGTGACCACTGCTGATGATACTGTTGAATTGCTGTGATATTTTCTTGGTAGTTTAATATTTTTGGCAAAAAGTTTTCATAAAACAATATAGGGATATCTGGCTGCATTTCACCGCCGGCTATTATGGCTATTTTTCCTTGCCTGACCAGGTCTAAAATGCCCAGGGCTGATGATTGATTAAGCATGGTTTCTGACCCTTCGGCTGGATTGCCTAGTATGGGAAAAATACTGCCTGCTTGTGCAAGTTCTTTAATTTTTGCAGTGTGTTTGTTAAACTGCTGACGGCTGAACACATACACAGCATTTGGAATAATTTCGTGCTGATCCAAGTCCCAAAACCAATCAGTTATCAATCCAGAGTTTCTCAACAGTTCTTTAACTTCACAAAACTCATCCATTACCAGTCTATGTGTTTTTGGCATGATATGCACATTCCGCCCACCAGGCACGCATTTCTGGAAAGGTCTTTAAGAAGTCAGTGCCTCTGCGGCGGTCGTGTTCTGCAAAGAAACGATAGAAGTCTGCCTTGGCAGCTGAATGATCTTGATTCTGTCCAGCTCGCATCCAAGCAATGTCCCTATCCAGTCGAGCAATTTCGTAATCTTTAAATCCGTGGAATGGATCTTCGGGAGTTTCTGTTTGACGTATCATCCAAGCCCACAAGTGTTCCAGGCGGTCAGCATAGGCTTCAGGCAAGATTTGTAGACTTTGCCAAGCAGGTTCGCGTAGTACGGGTGTGTCAAACCACACACGCTGATAGGTCTTTGAATATGTATTACGCAAGCCCAAGATGCCAGCAAACAAGTTTTCCAAGCTGGTCACTGATAAGTTATTCATAGTAACAATAAAGGTTAATGAATTGTAGCTGGGCACTTCTGTTAGGAATTGATTTACTCTGTCCCACAGCAAGTTGAAATCAAGTCCGTGGCGCATGTATTCTGCTTGTGAGCCCCATCCGTCTAAGCTCACATACTGCATGAAATGTTCGATACGCCCATCGCATAGTTGTTTCACATAGCCCAGATATTTTTGCCATGACTTTTCATCCACAGAGAAGTTTGATGTAACATTCAAATGCAGTTTGGCAGACGGATTGGCCAACACATGATCAAACACTCTATATGTGTTTTTATCTAGCAGGGGTTCCCCGCCTGTCATGCGGAAGTGTACAAGCTCGGGATACAGAGTAGGCCACCACTCCCAGAATGCTTCTACATAAGGGTTATGCTCTCTAACCGGTATAACCCGGCGATCTCCACCAAAATGCCCAGGATCATTGTGAACACGAGCAGTAGGGTAGCCGCCCGATCGGTCCACTTCTTGTTGCCAGCTGCTAGAGAATTGCGGACTGCAATAACTGCACATGAGATTACACACATTATTAAAATTAACCTCAACGTAGCTAGGGATAACGTCATTTTCTTCTCCTGTTGAATTCTTAATCTGCTCAAAGTCCACAGCAGCCCAGGGCTCGCCTGAACGATAGTGTCTGTCACTCAATTTGTTTTCGTTTTCCATGTTCCAGCAGTACTGACACTCTGCGGGCTTTTCGTTGCGCAACATCATCACACGTTGTGCTTTTTTGTGCGGTGTATTGTGTAGTGATCCAGGATCTGTAGCCAAGTTATCCACAGGTATCTTATGCAAGGGCGGATGGTAACAGGAGTTGTTGAGCCCTGTAGGCAAGTGCAGGCTGACCTGTTTCCATTTGGCAAGACACAGCGCAGGTCCTAGATTCTCTTTCATCTGTTCAGCAGAGTTTAAGAAACGACTTTTGTTGTCTACTGTTTCGTCGCCTTTGTTCATATTGTCAATAGTTGTTGTTTGTAAAGATCATCAATTGGTGCCTCAGCACCATAGTTTTCATAGCAATCCCATGCAAAATCAAACCAGAAATTTTTAATATCCAATTCTTTGCGCATGATGTCACCAAAGGGTGTGGTATCTGTAGCAATGTCAATTAGTACATCGCAGTCCCAGTCTTGTGTTTTATAGTAGTCTTGATGCCACACAATCATGTCAAACATATGAGATACTTGTTGTTGTTGACTGCAAGGCTGCCAATGATATTTCATTTCTACTTCCCATTCTCTACAAAGACTTGGTTTCAAATCAAATTTAATTTTTCTTATTTCGTGACCTGGCCATAATCGCTTGATGTTGGCAGTGTTTAATGTATGAGTTATTTGTATTGTATTAACGTCAAACAATTGAGTTGTAATACAAGTATCCAATGCATATCGTATGGGCATGGAATCATTGTGCATGTGAGCACCACGTTTGCCAAAAAATCGATTTTGCAAAAACAATTTGTAACGATGGCCTCCGCTGCCCGGATAAAATCCAACAATCATAGATTGCCTTTGAGATCACTGTTTAACAGTTTTTGTTGAGAAATGTCTGCATAAGTTAGTGTGTTGCCGTGATTGTGTGTCCAAGCACTGTGCTCAATCAGTGCTTTATGATTCATTTGGTCTGCTGTGTAAGGCAAAGCATATGAACTGGGATTGATTTGTGTCCATTTATTGTAGTATTCAAGGCAGGCTGGTGAATTGGCAATCAACTGTGTTTTTTGTTGCAGTGTATGAAGCTTGATTGGTACTCCAGAAACCAGTATGCCCTGATCTTGAAGATCCTGAATAGCTATTCTACAACGAGTATAAAGATCAATATTGCTAGACATAAATTCTTTTTCTTCATTGGAGAACACATGATCAAAAGGCACCAAGCTCAGCAAAAAGTGCATGCGATTCCAATCAGTCCAGGTAATATCCCAACGATCATGCCAGGTCCGACCTGGCATGGGTTTTTGAAAAACTCTTAGGTTCAAAATATACTGCTCAAGATCAGCAAGATCTCTTTCATATTCAAAATAACTGTTGACTTGAAAGTGACGGTCTACCCATTCCATGTACTCCTGATACTGATTTAGATATTTTTCAATCATTTCTGCTTGCACAGTTACTGGATTGGATAAAATTTTGTTGTAGATTGTGTGTTTTTCTTCAAACGAGTAAACGTTTAGTTTTTTAGCTTCCACTGCAATGCACCAACTCATTACATGTTCAAACAAATTCTTTCGACGAGCTGCAATAATATAAAAGTTTTCATTGAGGTATTTGTAAAACGCCAGTTGATCGTTTGTGCTGTCTTGACGCTTCTTTAGGTGATAATGTGCCAGACGACTCACAATATCGTGATCACAGTTATCAATCATACCAGTTATGGTTTGCAAAGTTTGATGGTAGCCCCAGCCGTCTTGTTTTTTGCCTATAACTGATTGGTTGAACGTTTCGTTGTGATAACTTACTAGGCCGTTGGTCAACTCATGCAGATTAATTGTTAGTGGATTGTAGTTTTCATTGATGTTTGCATAGATTGTGATCAATCGTTGCAATAATGTTGACCCCACTCGATCCGGAGTAAGTATTAGAACATTCATTAAAAATATTTATGTACCTAGATTTTGTTTCTCGAAAGATCAACATTCCATTTTATGCCAATTTACAGACTGACATCCTGGGCATGGACAGCAAACAGCACTGCTTAAACGCAGAACTATTTAATGCTTGGCCCTTAATAACTTATCAATTCAATCAAGTGGGATTTCGCACTCACAGCATTGACAAATTTGATCCTAACGCAGTTTTAGTGCTAGGCGATAGTTTTACGCTTGGCCTAGGGGTCAATAGTGCTGATCGTTTTTCAGACATCATTGAACAGCGTATAAAACATCAGGTGCTAAACTTCAGTTTAAATGGGGCAAGCAATGATTGGATTGCGCGAAAACTCCAACAACTATTGACCGTGTTTCAACCAAGAGCTATTGTTGTACATTATACATTCAGTCATCGCAGAGAACGACCTAATTTGGATTGGTTAGACGACGAGCGCACTGAATGTGAACCATTTTATTCATCTCAAGAAAATTTTGATAACTGGGCCGCAAACTTTAACAATATTTGTAGTATGACCAAGCATGTTGCATTAATTCATAGCTTTATACCAAACTGGCATGATCACACTGTGAACTATTCTAATTTTGGACTCAATGTACTAACACCACAACATCAAATTGATCATGCTCGTGACGGATTTCATTACGGGCCGCTTACACATCAACTGTTGGCTGATAAAATTACCAGCCTTCTTGCTGCCTAATAACATCAATCTCGCGGGTCATTATGCCTTGGTTGTGCCAGTTGGATCTGTAGTGCTTCTTAAAGAACTCGCTTTGTTCTGCTTCCATCACAATCATGGGCAAGCCTAACTGTGTGTTTAAATCCTCTGCCAGTCGTCCGGCCAACAGTCTAGGTTCTGACGTTTCCACAGTTCGCCACAGTTCAGCTAATGCTTCAAAGTTTTGTACTTGAGTGTGATCCCACTGTGTCAGCATGGTCATGTATGTGCCTTGACGTGCGCCGGCAATGGCCCAGTATCCGTGCTCTGCGTCAGCACCCACGTTGTGCCAAATGGTCAGGTGATCCAAGTTGCGTTGATGCACACGATCTTGAAACTCTGCTGTGGTGGGTTTGCGTCCACGATCCAAGCACATCTTAACACCTTCACGAAAACCTGCACGCCAAGCATGAAATGCTGATCCATTTGGGTAGGTAGTCGAGTAGCAGTTATACATGGGCCAGTACAACGGATCAAAGCAAAACTCCACTTGTGTTTCTGCTGTGCCGTCTGTGGCTTCGTGTGTACGCATGTTCTGTACAAAATCCTTTGTCCAACTACTGAGGCCGCCGTTGCCATACATCAATCCGTTGATATGGTTACGTGCCCGCCACCGGAACACAGCACTCTCATATTCTTTGCTAGAAAAAACAAGTGTTTGATTAAAGAACGCCGGATCGGGGAGATTGTCGCCATCGATGAGAATGAATCTATCCGTACTACTCGCCCGGGCTGCCGCTTTGTGAGCCGCATCGCTCCCCAGAACACCGTCCACCCTTCGAGCCCAAGGCACCATATTCCTAATCTTGATCCAAAATTCTTCTCGTTGTGGTTCATCGTATGTCAAGTATATGCAGTCTAAATCTGCTATGTCAATTTGATTCAAGGCCATATGTTTGTTTGCTCCATGGTGTTCCGTGTTGAGTGACTACAACCGCAACTGACTGTGGATGGCACAGTGTGCCTGTGTTGCCGGGCACAAGTTTGTCAGATGTGCGTGTGGTAATGTATTTGAGTTTGTTATCTACCACACGCACATTAGCAGGTGACAGACCAAATGTTTCAGCGTCAATGTCAATGTAATTACCTGGCAACTCTTCCATACTGTAACAAACAGGCAGCCCCGCATCATTGTAATACAATCGCCAAAATACTGGTAACGGCTCAGGCGTAGAGTGTAAAATATCCCAAAACTCTTCAGGTGTCATGATACCAATCCTTAACATGATAATGAAACGCACCCCATTGTGTTTGAGTTTGTATCCGCATGGGATCCATTTCCCATACTAACTCATTGGTCCAGTTTTGAGTGCGTGTTCCAGCATGTGCTTGTTTCATGTGTACAATTTTTGGATATGTAGCAAATGGCATGGTCACGTTTTCTCTACCAATTATATCGGCTGCCATTGCGTACACAAGATCAGTACTGGGTACATCTTCGGAGAATTTAATCAGCTTCCGAAACTCTGTCCAGTTAGCAAATATGTCACGTATCAACACAAAGAAGTCACGTGCTGTTTGGCTCAATCGCCAGTAAGTTATAGCATTGTACACATCTGGTAAATTGTTAGCATCAAACACTTTTCTATAGTGCCTGGCTGTGCTGACCTGATCCTGCCATGTTCTGCAACCCGTAGATATCACAACGTCTCTATGTCTAAACATAGTCCACCAGTGATCAATCGAACTGGCAATCATCATGTCTGCTTCTAGTTTGATAGTTTCGCGATAAGGCGAATTAAAAAACACTTGCCAGTCGTTTGCATACAAGTTATCGCGATCGATGTTCTCAATCACACGATAGTAATTGTACAAGGGATCGTTGGCATGAGTCTTGTCCGTGATCAAGCAAACACTGGCATGAGGATTCCATTGTTTGATTGTTTTTGTCAATGTTCTAGCACAATCCAAGTAGTCAACTTGGGGCGTGTTCAAGGCCATGATCACATAGCCTTGTTCTTCTATGGGTTTCAACTATTGCTCCTAAATCTCTTTTGCCCATGGCATGAAAGTCCAGCCCAACAATTGAGACTGTTTTACATTTACCTTGTGCATCTTCATACTCAATATTCCAGAACGTTTCATTATCAAGCGTTAGTTTGTTTTCGGGTACTACACTGGGCATGCCCCAGGGTATGGCATCTACTTTTAGTGTCTGGCCACTCACAATACCCAATGCTATGCTTAGTGCATAGTCGTTTCTGTATGTGGGTTGTGAGATGTGATAGAGATCTCTGTAGTGCTTCCAGTTCTCACGAATCATCTGCATGGCATCAAATATGTACTGTGAAGTGTTTGATCTGCGAAACATCATCACAGTAGCCCAGTACATGGGAAATTTATATGTACCAAAAGTGTTTAAAAATTCTTCTTCGGGCCTAGCAAGATTGTATGCTGATCTAAAGCACATGAAATCTTGTGGGCTGTCAAGCACCACTTTTAAATCTTCACTATTGATCACAAAGTCAGCATCCAACACTAGAGTTTGCTCCCAAGGTGACAAGTTGTAAGCATCTACTCGGTTGCTGTTATGCCAAGGTACATGATCTTGTATGTCACCAAACCAGCGTGAGTTTTCGCCCAACGGATCAGCATATATCACTTGATCAAACACAGTTTCGTTGCCGGCAGCAGGATTGTTTGTGACCACTGCTACAGGAATTTTTAAGAAATCTTTGACTCGTTCGGCACACCATGCTGCCATGTCCAAATAGCGTGTGTGTTTGGTGTCAAATGCAAAGATCAGTGCGCCAGTAGTCATCGTTTGGTGCTAACTTCGTTGTGTTCCAACAGCCAAGCATTCATTTGCTCTTGCCAACGTTGCATGGCCAAGCCGCGCAGTTCTTCTGGACGTATTTGTACTGGAGTTTCATACAAGTCTAACAGAACTGCATCTCCTGGCGGCACAGTAGCCAAGAGGTTTAGGAGTTCAGGACCAGCACGCCACATGCCACCGTCGTGAGCAAATATCATCCGGGCTTCGTATTTTTCTCGGAGTATGCGCTTTGCAGCCACATGGTCAAATCGAGCACGGCTGTGCGAAATTAAATCGTCAGTGTTCATGTTGCGATTATATAGGATTTACAGGGAAAAGTAAAGGGCCTTGTGGCCCTTTTTGATTAAGCTACCGAGCTTGCTACAGTGGGTGTGCCCCACGAATTAGATAGATAAGTAGTTGCTGGTGGAACAAATCGGCAAAGCACTGTGGGTGCTGTGCCGTACGCTGAGAATGGCGAAGTAGTATCAGTACCACCTGAAATTTGAGTGTTTTGGCCGGCGCCAGTTCTGGCTGTGCTGACCCATGTTGTAACAAATGTTATTGCGGTTGAGCCAGCATTTTTTGCAGCAGTAATTAAAACATAGTCGCCTGTGTAAACTGACAAGTCATCGTACAATTGAAATAAATTTGTGGCAGCAGCACCAGCAGTCAGTGCATACCAACCAATGCTTGACGACAAGATGTTTAGTGTTCCGCCTGTGCCGCCTTGTCTGCTGGTTCCTGTGTAAGAAGTGCCGCCTAGAGTTTTAGCAGCGGCAATACCAGTAAAACTGATTGTGCCGACTTTGCCTATAAATGTGTTCCAGTCTGCATCACTGTCTAATCCAGTGGATGATTTGTTCATAGTAATGTAAATTCTGCCGCCTGCATTCCAAAAATATCTAGCTTGATCCGCAGATGGAAATGTAACAGTTTGTGTCCAAGTAATGCTCCATGCAGCATTGCCAGTGCCAGTTGTAGTAGTTTTGGCAGAAGCGCCAGTCCAGGTTGTACTTGTGCTGCCAACAGCCGCAGCATTGGCGCGATTGGTATTACAATTAGTAATGTCCGTGGCCACAGCCGCCAACACACTAATAGTTTGCCCCGCGGTAGGAGCAGATCGAGAAGTAATAGTTGTGCCGGTTTGGCTGCCCATAGTAGCAAGTGTGTTGACCAAGCTGGCCCAGTTTGTAGCAGTTACAGTGCCGCCAGCACTCACTGTACTTAGAGCACTTTGTCCCCAGCCGCTGTCGGTTGAGCCTGTGCTCCAAATGTTATTGATGTTTGGTGATCCAGTGCTTACAAACCCGTTAAAGTCTGATGCTTGAATTAATCCACCGCTTGAATATGTCATTGTTTGTTCCGATTACTTTATAGTCACAATTGCTTCTATTGTACCTGGACCAGGGGTGAGTTTGTCAACCAGTGCTCGTCCAATTACGTTGAATGCTGTGGCTTCACCTGGTTGAGCAGCTCTGGCCATGCCTGAGCCTGCTGATACCAATCTGTCACCTTTGCGCACTACTCCAATTACTTGCACCGGAACACGTCCAGTCATTGCAACTGGTGGATGCGTGTCGTCTTCTCCGGCGCCGCCATTCATTAGGTAGGCTGCTCTTGTACTTATAACGCCAAACACATTTTCGCTTAAATCTTGTTGAGATCTTGTGATTTCAGCTGTACCGCCTAGTTCAACTACGGTACCAGGTGCCAGTTCTTCATCAGCTGCAAAACGTTCTGCAACGTCAGCATACAAGGCTGTGGTGGCTGTGGCAAACAATCGATTGAAATAACTAGCAGAGGATCCAATATTGCCCACAGCATTTGTGCCAGTGTGTTCGATACTTGGTGTGCTCAATCCAGTGACAATTGCTCCGGTAGTGGCCAGCACCATGACATTCCCAATGCCGCCAATTGTAAATGCAATATTGCCGCCGGATGATGTAACATTGCCTTCTGAAGTACCGTTTTCAATTTTGGTAACACTAACAGCTGAACTCAATCCAGTAAGCTGACTACCGTTGCCCAAGAAAAATCCAGCACTGACGTTGCCTACACCAGAAACTCTGCCTGATCCGAATAGTACGTTACCACCTGTAATATTACCTGTGCCAGAAACTATTCCAGAACCAAATAGCACGTTTCCACCAGTGATGTTGCCTGTGCCACTCACAATGCCAGATCCAAATAACACATTGCCGCCAGTTATATTACCAGTTGCGCTGACCAGACCAGCAGTTCTTATGTTACCACCTTGGACGTTTCCAGTTACTGTAGCAAGGCCAGCAGTAATAAGATTGCCGCCTGTAGCATTGCCGGTTGCTGACATTATTCCACCAGTTAAAAGATTGCCACCTGTAATATTCCCAGTAGTACTAACTGAGCCGCCGGCAGGTGGAATTACATTGCCAATAAAGTTTGGAGCAGTAATATTGCCAGTGGCACTAACTAATCCAGTAACAAAAACGCCTGTGCTAGCCACAGTTTCAACAACACTTCCAGCAACTGCTAACGTGATGTTGGCTGGGTTGCTGATGTTGCCGCTGCTGTTGCCAATATTCCAGACTGTAAAGCCTTTGTAAATTTTAGGAAATCCCAATCCAACGTATGCACTACTATTACCAGCTGGTGTAAAGTCAGCAACTTTACTAATAATACCAACCAAGTCACCAGCAGCATACAATCCTGTGACAACATAACCTGTGGTACCATCGCCAATGGTAAGGGGTATAGCGCCAGATTGTCCTTCGATACTTGAATATGCTGGACCAACCACAATAAATGTGCTAGGAGCTACTGAACAAACTTTTAACTGCTGATTTGTGGTATCATACCACAAGTCTCCTTGTACAGCAGGGCTTGGTGCTGTAGATGATGATGTGGCACCGCTAATAACTTTCCAGGTTGTTCCTGAATAAACTTTCAATAGTGTATTGGTGCTGTCCCACCATAGTTGTCCAGTAAGCGGAGCAGCAGGTGCTGTTGTGTTAGCTGAATTTTCCAACAAGTGAATAAAATTGTCGTCTAGGAACTGTCCGTACCCAGCATAATTTTTGCCGATCAACGTCATCGAACTGGCAGTGTTTACAGTACCATCTGTTATGGTAGCAAACGTTGTGCCGTTTGTTAGATTAATTGTATATGCCATGTTGGTCGCCTTGTTCCTATATTTTTCTATATTTATACAGCATTTATGTTGCTTAGTGTCTGTATACGTAGGGTGTAATCAATTTGAATTTGACGGTTCAAGCTCTTTTGCACTGGGTGGAAAATTACATGAGTAATCAGTCGCAAATCTGTTGAGCTGCCGTTCCAAGATTTAAGGCCTAGTTCATCAAACACATATTCGCCGTTAAAATTGGTAGAATTGTCAAATGCTTGTTGTGTGGGCGGTTCGCCGTAGTCTAACAAACAGGTCACAAGAATATCTGTATAAACAGTACCTGCTGTGTGTATCACAGTCATAAAGTTTGTGTCAGGATCGCTATCTGCAGCCGAGTTATCGTCAACAACTTTGGCGTAGGTTTCATTGTACAATCCGGCGTTTTGTCCCACAGTGTTTGGGGGCAAATATGTAATCACGCCTGTAGGGTCCACAGAGCTGCCGCCGTTTCCAAATGCCATAGAATAGATAATTCCCAAACTAGACCCGTTTGCGTCCAATCTATTGCTTAGGGCTTGTGCCATAGCAATTGATATATTTTCATAGTGAATTGCGTTTTTCTTATCTACCAACACTTCACCTGTGTTGGGATCGTGTATTTTAATAAAGCCTTCAATACGGGCCAATCCTGGTTCTATCATGCTCTGCCCTCCATATAAACTTCGCGAGTTTTTGGATCAAAAATACGCACATGAGCTTCGACGGAAAACGATCCTTGCTCGTTGGGACGTTTAGGCTGAGGTTGTTTTTTCTCAGAATTTGCAGTTACTGGCTGTTTTGGCATAGTAGTTGACATGATCGTTTATTTACCTTGTTATAATCCACGTAAAAACCTTGCAGCATTTGTGTCAGTGATCTGTAGTGCTTCGCCGTTGCTAGGTGTTCCGTTACCCGGAGCATACCAAGTTACACCTCTACGCTGTAATATCACCACCTCAACACCTGCACCTGGAGCAGGCAAATCGTTGGCTGTAAGGAACTGTATTGCTAGTGGATTGTAATCGGTTACTTGGTAGTAGTTGCTGGCCAAACTGGTGCCAGCAACACCTGTTCCTGACCCTGCCCCTGTAGCTGTAAATACCACGCCCGGCAATGGATAAACATCGCTTGGCAGGCCAATAGCATGCCAGTTGGTGCTGCCAACACTAGCAATAGTGTAAGTTTGTCCTATCACAAACTGCCCAGCATAGTAACCTACTCTAGCACGGTTGCCGCCGACATATACTTCAATACTGTTGACTTCAAAAGAACTGTCACTTAAATCAAATTCAATTGTAGGAGCGTAAAATATTGTGGTAGATCCATCACCCGTACTGGTATCGCTTACAATATAGTTTTGAAACTCTTGAGGTTGTCTGTTACCAAGACCCATGTCATACACTTCTGCATTGACTGAATGACTGGTAGCGGCTGTGCCAGCAGTACCTCGTTGTAACCCAGTGATTGAATTTGTAGACAAATTTCTTTCGCGATATAGTATGCGTTCACCATCGATTGTAACTACACCAAAAATACCATCAGTCAAGTTGGGCTCACTAAGGGCTGCGACATTTGCGACGTAGATAATGTCTGCTACAGCTGACACTGCCTGAGCTACTGTAGTTGTTGTTGAGGCAGTGATACGGAACGTAGTTTGCACTCCACGCATGTCCTGGAACAATCTAAATGCCATAGCACCTGGCACAACACTCTCAGTAAATTCAGTTACTGCCAGCACTTGTGCCGAGCCAATAATACCACTGCCCAGTATCAAATATTGTCCTTGCACTGCATAATCCACGCCTGGATACAATCTATTGCCATCCAATGTAACCCATAATCTGTTGGCCAATATTCCTTCACGACCTAGATTAAAATCATTAGTTGGAATAGCCACGCCTATGCTGAAGTCAAAGCTGCCTGATGTGTCATTGGCTGCATCTGGAAAACTGTATCCAGTGCTGTCATATGGCTCAATCACTGTGAGGCCAGTAACCACCGGGCCTACAAATACCAAAGTTAACGGATCTTGTTGTGATGTATCATTCCAACTGGTAATTGCAATTTGATCGCCTAAATTAAGCAACGGAGTTATTAACAATCTGTTGGGCGATCCTATCACAACTGTGTATTGTGCAATGGTGCTAACTGATATTAAAATCTGTGCGCCATCAGCAGGTGGAGTAAAAAATACCACTTGTCGGCCTGGAGTATTACTACCATCATAATTGGTCACATAATAATTACCTACAATAGCACCATAATTTTGTACTTGTAGGACATTGTCTACCCAAACTTGAATATCAGTGTAAGCATTGATAGCAGATTGTGGATAGCCACCACCGCGCTGTGGCAATCCAAAACTGCTGCTGGTTCCGTCACCAGTCCATTCAATACCCTCAGGTGGTTGTAGGCGTTTGCCATTAACAGTGACCACTAGGTTGGCCACATTGGTTCCTTGCATGCTGTTGTCAAGATTGATACTGTTGGTCAATCTATCAGACTCAGTAGCGGTACGATACTGTGTTACTGCTGTGCTCCAGCTGTATTGTGGATCTTCAACGCCCATGACAGTGATAGAAATTCCATCGCCTGGACCATATGGTGCTTCGGTACCAATAAATCGAGTCCAATCAATCTCAGTGGTTCCAACAGAGATAGACGGATTTGATGTGCAGACCCATCTTGTGGCAGCATTGGTTGATCCTGATGTAACAAGGGTGATTGCGCTAGGAATATCTAGAGAATCAACAAAATCTGTTGCTCTGGTCAATATCCAACCAATTGTGCTATTACCAACTCTAGTAACAGTATAGATACCATTAAACGTTGCACTTTGCGTGGTGTCATTGGTGTATATGCCAGTTTCATCCTTGACAAGTATGCGATCTCCTACCAATGGAATAACGCCGTCAATTGTTAACGCAGTGTAATCATCAAATACGTTGTAATTTGTTAGTGTTGCCCCAACACCGTTTGTGCCATTGTTGTACACATAGCCATAAGTTCCAAATAACGATGTTGTGGTTGCATATTTTACATTGGCCATTGGATATGGAAACCTAACTGTTGATTGCACAGTTGGAACAAATTCTATCCAATACAATGGATCATCTAATAAAATTCCCGGCGGCACTGATTGCAACGCTCGATAATACAATTGATTATCTTCAACAACAGTTTGTGCTGCATAAGAATTTTCGTAAGTCCAAGGCACACTGTTAGCATAAGATGTCCAGGTGGCACCTGACACATTTGTACCATTTACAAACAATACCAGTTCATAAATTTCATTGGCATTTACAGGAATTACTACAGAATTATTGACTTCTGTTCCGTTGTAATTTCCGCGGTACAACTGATTACCACCACCCATTTCGTAAGCAGTAACACTGATCACATCACCATTTGCAATACCACCGCCAGGAACGGCTGTTATAGTTTGGGCCTCCCAATCCACAACATAGTCTACGTCTGGTGTGAGATCACTATTTGTATTTTCATTAGAAACTTCAATGTTTACCGGATTTTGCACCAATGTGCCCCAGTATAAGGCATTGCCGTCATAAACATAATTGAATGTGCCTATAGCAAAGCCATGTCCGTCACCTGTCCAGTCTGCACCTGGACGAGTATACACACGGAAATCTAGTGTGTCGTATTCAGATCCGTTGACCAATTCTTCTGGAGCATGTCCTTCGTATGGTCCAATAAATTCGCCACCATCTACATTGATATCAGTTGGACGTAGTCCCAAAAACATATCAGTAAAGCTGCTGGCATAGGTAGCATCTATTGGTTCTGGCACGTCTGCAATCATGGTGCCGGTGGCAGAAGTCAGGCTAAATGTTAACCCATCTGGTGCTAAGGCAACTGTAAAATGTGTTGCATCAACAATGGCATTTACATAATAAACAGTACCAGCCACGATGCCACCAAACACCGTGCCGTAGAATCTGATTGGATCACCAAGCGACAATCTTGCTGTTTGAACACATGTGATTTCGTTGGTAGTTGCATTGGTAGCAGTACACACCAAGGTAGGACTTGCCGGAGCACTGCCCAAGAAATAGTCTCCCCAAACTTGCACACCTGGATAGCTGGTGCCATCTACTAGCAATTGCAAATCTAATCCAAATTCGTTTACGCCCGGAACATAAAATCCCATGGTACGATTAACACCGCTGAGTGTGGCTGCATCTACTAAGGTCCAATCTTCAAGATTAAAGACTGGGCCAATCACCGCACTACTGCCGTCTGCACTGTCAGCTTGCCATACACGATCATCATACCGAACCAGTGTGCCATTTTCGTATGTGCCATCTGAACTCCAGGTTAATACAGATGTTTGATATTGATAACGGTCGTATTTGAGAACTGTGCGGAAACTGCGCACAAGTCCGTTGTCCATCTGAGGGTATGCAGCAACGCCTGTGCCATTGCCACCATCAAACGCCACAGTTGGAGTTGAGCGGTAGCCTGAACCGCCATTGATCAATGTTATAGATACGACATTGCCTGATGAGTTTAGCACTGCTGTGGCTTCTGCTCCAGACCCAGTGTCACCTTCAGCCGGTACAATCAACACTGTAGGCGCAATGGTATAGCCTGTGCCTTGATTGGTAACTGTAATTGAATCTACATGTAGCAAATAGTTGTCAAACCATTGACTGTAAGGCCACTCTGGCCACAGAGTGCTATTAGGAGCAGTGTCACTGAGTGTGTTAAATGCCTGAGCTGTAGCATGTTCATAAGGTAACAAAATTGGGCTTACATACTGTGGTATGGTCAAATTTGTGTCATAGTATGCTGGCAAATCAAAGTCAGTCAAACTGCCTTGGAAACTATCAATGCCATCATATGTTAGATTGAATTCACGAACTTGTACATGATAGGGTTTGACTTCTTGAATGTACTCACTCACAAAGTCTTGATTGTCACGAATGTAATTTTGATATGGCACCAGATCTCTAACTTTGTGTTGAACATCAATCAAACTGGTTTTAATCAACCATTCTGGTGCTAGTAACTCGCTTAAAATAAAGTTAAACATCAGAGTAAGTGACTGATTTCTTTCAATTTTCAATTCGTCAACAAACAATTCTTCATTGATAGCTTGAATAATTTTACGTGTTTCAATCACTGGTTCTTGATCAAAATATTGTGCATCAAATACTTCAACGTCAAATCCAAATCTGCCTAGCGCATAATCATAAATTTCAGCAGAAATTTCGATGGTGCCATCTTCAAGGCCTACTCGATCCCATCCAGTATCAGTACGTAGATAGATTTCAAACTTGCCTTGTGCATTAGCAGTGACTTTGACACTTGATCCAATGGCCACACTTAATGTTTCCAATGTAGCATAGTTTGGTACTTCGGCCACAATAATTGAACTAGAATTATATCCTGGCTGATACCAGTTAACGTAACTCCAGTATTGTGGCGTGTTATAATTTTGCACACGACTTAACACCAATTCTCTCACTGTTGGATCATTTGTAGCTTGTACTTCATTAATGGTCCATAATCCACGATTCAAACTATTGGTAACCACAAGATATTTGTAACCCAATGGCACAGCATATATGTCTTGGAATCCTAGTATTTCTAAATTAGCCACTCTCAAATTCCACTCGCCGCTGGTTGCACTAGGTTCAGGTTCTGCACTGTTTAATAATGCAAAACTTCTAATTTCTGTTATAGGATACAATGCAAATACATCATTGGCACGTTGAATATAATTTTTTAACGCTAAAAATCGATCCACAAACATACTCTGGCGTGGTCGGAATTGAACCCCATATTGTTGAGCGTAGTTAAGATTTGGATCTGGAACTTTATTGCCAGTTGTGTCTACTCCACAAAAACTGTCTTGTAGTTTGCGATACAAATTATCACTTAAGAAAGCATCATCTTGCCCTTGTGCAATTAATTCGTATTCAGTGTGTACATTAGCCTCTGTAAGAACTTGATCAAACTCCACACTGATAATAGTGTCTGCTGCCAAAATGTATTCAATTGCATTGTAGATTGCAATGGTACTAGAGTTAATTGGTGCAATATAACTAATGCCACTGGCTTTTGGTTCTTGAATATAAGATGCCACTGTGGCCACGCTAAGTGTCTTGCCTGCCCGTGATGCAGTTTCAGTTATGCCACGCACCCAGAAATAATATTCAGTAACAAATGTTCCAGACTGATTTAATCGAGTGCTTACTACATAACTAATGATGCTGTATGGTGTGCCAACTCCGGCGTAATTTGCAGGTGGTACTGTGCTAGAAATCCATTGATATACATCCACTGTGCTGCCGGGGAATACTTGTCCCCAACGACGGCTGGCATAAGTTGGATTGTCCTGATTTGGATTAATAAATCTTACTGTGCTGATGTCCCACCAAACTTCTCCAACATGTGTAGCCGCCCAAGTGTCACCGCGATTGTTTACAGGACCAACATTGTAAGCAGCAGGGTCAATTGCACTGATAAAATCTATATTTTCTTGAGCGGCCCCTAATACTTTTCCTTGCAGTGGATCAAAGAAATCAAAGAACTGACTCTTGGCTGAAGAAATTCTGTCATACATGTACACACTAGTCAACAGTCTTATATCAACAACTGGTTGTTGAATAGCAATTGGCTCCCAAGCTAAACGTTGCGTGGGATTTTCAAATATATAAGCAGCACCGTATTCGCTGAATGTGCTATCTTCAAAGTCTTCGCCGGGCGCTGTGGCTACCAAAACACCAGAATTGTAACTTACTGCATAACCATATTGATCCAGATAATTTACTCCATTAGTTTCAACTTGCTGTCCAAATATAAACTTACCCGGATTGGCTACGCTGAGGCTATTGCTAGGCAAATAGTCATATGTATAAACTGCACCTGCCTGTACCAATGAACGAGTAACATAAGAACCATTGACCAAGACCATAACCACTGAGCTAAAGAATATGGTAGAGTTACCATCAAACGTTGTTCCTGGTTTTTCTGTTGTGGTATTATAATCAAACACCATAACTGAATATAGTGTGCCCTTTGGTGATCCAACCACAAGATTAAGTGCAGTGTCATTTACAGCCACTGAGTAACCAAATTGACCAAACTCTACTGGTCGTGGGCTTGCAATAGTTTGTGTGTATTCAAAAGTTACAAATCCAAGTGCAGAAAACACTGAGCCAACTGAACCCGGTGCCACTTGTAATTTGTTGCCGTCTGGTGCAGCAGCAGTGTTGGTCACAAAAATAGTCAGGTAGCCTGTTGAGGAAACTACTGCGGTAGCATTAGGAGCACCCGAATTGGTGCCTGCTTCTCCACCATTTATTGCAGCAGCAAGGCCTGCAATATTATTGTTTGGACTAGCTGGTACTGCAATGTCAACATTGTTTACTCGTAATGTTTGCCCAGCAGTCAGACTAGGATTGGCAATAGTAGAAGTAATTGTACCATAACTTCTGGCTTGGTTTACACTGCGCTCAACCACACCACCTTTCCAAACAATACTAGAATCTTGCGGCGCACCCACATACAAACTACAGTTGTATGGACACAAATCCAAACTTTGGCCGTAGTTTGTGAATTCGGCTACTGTGTTCTCTGTGATCAATTGCTGTTGCACAAACTGATTGATTTCAATTTCAATTACGTCGCCTACAAACAAATCTTTGTTGATGGTGATGTTATTGCCTGAAACTGAGAATGTGTTATCAGCGCCAACAATACTGTCAGTTTGATTGGTTAAAAATACATTATTAACTAGAACACTAATTGGTGCTGCCACAGTTCCTAACACAGTATACGTGTTTGAACTATCGTCCTGACGAATGAACTTTTGTACATTTCTGTCAATCACATACACTGAACCTGCTTCAGTCAATGTGTTAACTGTGGCGTTAGGACAGCCAATTATAACTTGACGTCCATCTGTAGAACACTGAACGCTTGCACCAAATCTTGCACCAGCAGCAACTGCCACTGTTGGTGTAATGGTGCCAGCCAGTTGATAATAAAACTGCGATGTCACTATAATATCATTACTTGGGGCACTGGCAAATGTCAGTGTGGTGCCAGAGTAGGTGTAATCAATGTTAGGACGTTGTAATACACTATCTACACTGACTGAGAATGAATAAATGTTGTTTGCTGTGGCTGTAAACAACCATGGTGACAATGAATATGTAGTACCACTTGGACTAAATGTTTTGACATATTTTCTTGAAATTGTAATAACATCACCAGCAGCAGGCATTGCAGTAAATGTCACAGTGGTAAAACCAGCGTCTACAGTGTAATCTGTTGTGAGCGTCAATACTGCATTGTTTTTAAGCACAGCAATTTGATTGGCATTGTTTATTTGTATAGTATCGCTGATGTCAGCAGTATTGCTAGTGCCGTTGGCAATGTATTGTAAAACTTGATCTTGCCATTGCACTTGTCCGTATGCATACACTGTGTTCAGTCCAGGTGCACCAACGTACAACCAGCGTTCGTCAAGACTCATAGCCACACTATAACCAAATTCACCAGCACCTGGGGTGGTGGTTGGTGTTGTTCCAGGTAATGTCAACAACTGTGGTTGAGACCAAGGACTGGTGTTGGCTGCCCCAGCTGTGGGGTCACGCCATAATACTACAGCGTATCCGTTGTTGACAGGTGATCCTGCAGGTGCTGGTCCCAAGCTGGCGCTTGCTCCGCCAACAGCAAATGTTTGATTGCCAGCATCTACAGCATTGCCATACCCGCGCAGGCCTGTTGTGCTTAATGTAAGAACAGTGTCTTGTCCGCCAATGGGACTGATTGGCACATACTGGTCGCCGGCATTTCTTACATACAAATAGATACCGCCCTTGGCAGTACCCAATCCAAACCCATAACGCGGACTACCAACAAACAATGCTGCTCGATTTGTGGCTTGTGCTACAGATGCTCCGTATTGTTCTGTGGCATCAAGCAACACTGGCGCTAACACTGCTCGGTCAGTAAAAGGATTTTGTTTTTCTAATACTTCCCATAATCCGTCACCGTTATCATCAACCCAAACTTTTGCGCCGGGTAAAAATTGTTGTGCGTAAGGCAAATCTATCACGTTGCTGGCCTGGTCTACACGCATGGTTTCTAGGGTAAACCCAATGCCTGTGCCGTCAACCACAGTGCGATCACCTGCAAGATCCAATGCAATGTTCACAGTGGTCAAATTGGGAACACTTAATACGGTGTAAACACCATTGACTTCTGTATCAAAAAATCTTATGATCAATCGATTGCCAGTTATCAATCCATGTTGTTTGCTGAATATAACTCTGCTGGTTCCATTAAGATTGTCACAAACGTGTTGTATAGTTCCTGGCACAGCTTCTGCACGATAAATGTTCCAGTCATAGTTGTTTACTTTGGCAACCCAGATGCTGGTTCCAACTATAATAGAATTGATGTTGGCATTGAGATTTGCAGGATCATCTAAATCAAAAACTGTGATATCAACGTCATCAATATTAACATATCCTGCACTAGGCAAAGATATATCTGTTGGCAATGTGGTTGTGGTTGGTAAAAGTGCAGGAGTGGTCAACGGGAAACTACTTTTCCATACATCGCTAAGGAAAATTTGTTGATCAGCAGTGCTTGTTTCGTTTGGCACCACAACCTGTACCAAGCTAGGATTGCTTGATAACAATGCACGATTCAGTCTCAAATCAAAGAAACTGCGATTGGCGTTTGCACCATATACCCCACGTTGTATTGCCCAGTTTTCAAAAATTTTGTATTCGGCAACTTCTTTGTTGAACTTAGCTTGCCCAAACAAGTCAACACTATTTTTAGTTCCTTTGGTTCCAAGGAATTCTCTATAAATGTTAAGCTGACTAACATCATCAAGATTTAGTGCAGCCATATACTGTCTAGGTCTAAATCCTATCAAGCCATAACTTAACAAATCATTGTCACTGACTAAATTTGCCGAGTTGATGTCATAACTGTTGCTGAGTTGGTCAGCTTTGTTTGCAAGATTGGCCAATAATCCTTGTTCAATAACTGTGTAATCGCTTTGATTCCAGTCATTGTAATTGAACTTGGTGCTGGGTTGTACAATTGTGGCAGCACTCCAGTATGCACCTTTGTATGTTACTATTTCACCTTTGGCATAAGTTTTTAAACCAGTCCATGCAGGAATGTTGTTTTGATTTAATATAAATCCCTGCGCATCAACACTGCCGTTCCATTCTGTAGAAGTAGTGCCAGCAATATACAATCTGCTTTGTCTAGCGCCTGTTATAGGTTCAAAAATTAAGTCGCCAAACAAACTGGCGTTATCCAACACAATCATACTTTCGAAGCTGGTATAACGCATGTCAATAAAACTCAAACTTTGATTGTTCAAAGGTTGGATAGTAAAGTTGTTGTCAACTCGCACAATATTGAGATCACGTGTGGGGAAATCTTTACGATTCTGGTCTAATATTACATGTTCCGCAGTTTGTGATGTTATGTTGTCTACTACTGCTTGTTCCTTGAACACAGACAGTCCTATAGCCAACGGATTCAAATTGATTAAGCTGCCATTGCCCCAGCCTTGTTGACTCCAGTATATGAACTCGTACACCATTTGTGACCAGGTCATCAAGTAACCATTGGTCTGATTGGTAAATTCAAAGCCTTGTGATTCTAAAAACTTTCCATAACTCAACAAGAAATTGGCTACAGCACTTTCAGTTGTGAATACAAACCCATAGGGAATTTGAGTGACAGTGTCTGTGTAATTGGCAGGTACTTGTATAGTTTTACTGGCCACACTGTATGTTTCAAATTGTCCAACTGGAATACTGGTGAATGTGTTAAAATATGGTCTTGCAGTGCTGTAGCCAAATACTGCGTAGCCACCATCCACAACTTGAATCACCACAGAACTGTAAATTAATCTGTCAAATGGTTGATTTTTGTATACCAACAGTTGATAGCTTTCTGGAGGAATCTGCAACGAGGCGTTGGTTGATCTAGGACTAGATTTTTCAGTGTAAATTTTCAAGTACTGTTTGTCTGAGAATGAAGCCATTCTGTAACACAAACGTACATCTAAATTTTGCAAATCTGTTTCTAATGCCACAGTGCTGTCAGTACCTGTGAGGCGATTGTAATCCACAATCCAGTTGATGTAACTGGCTTTGCTGGTACCGTCACCATACACTTGCACGCCGTTGGCGTCTAATCTGTAACGACCATTATAAAGATACTGATCAAATTCTGTGCTATACTTGTACAAGTCTCTGTCAGCAAACAATGCAAAGAATTTTGCTGGACGAGTAAGCGCCAGCAACCGCATGGCTGCAAATGGGTAATCGCTTGAATTCCACCACGAAGCTTCTACCGGACCGCCATCACCGGGTGCCCAGCTTTTCTGCCACGTTTGTGGATTGTATCTACCTACAACTGATTCCAATGGCGCTAACAGATTGCCTGCACTGTCAGTTGGTAGCACAGATAGCAAGCCAGGTCTTGCATAAGCTGGTAGTGTGTATGCGCCAACCGGATCTCTCACAAGCCCTAGTTCCAAATCATCCCACAAGTTCATGTTGTCAGATGTATAAGGTGCCGGGCCGTATGTTATTTCCCACCAGTCGGGTTGAACTGAAAACCCAATCATCTCCCAAGGAGTTAGTTCTGGTTGTTGGGTATCGTAAAAATAACGATAGATACCACGCCAGGCACCCAACAAATTTTCATTGTTAAGTTTGTTAGTTGAAGAACTATAATTGTAGGTAAATGGATTACCAGCATTGTAATTTTGCGTGGTGTAATCCAACTTGTTCCAGCCTACATAAGTCAAGAAACTAGTTTCTAATATGGTATTGATCTCAGCATAGCTATAACCAGTATCTCTAAACTGTCCTGGCAACACATCCACAACATCCAGTGGCACAGGATTGTTATCTAACTTGATATTGTTATAAATTCTAGTTTCAAATTCTAACAACACTTCGTCACGTATATCACCAAAGATAGGTGTCTGACTGCCATCATGTCCTAGTATAACCAGTTGTTCACCTGCGCTGGTCTTGACTGTCAAAATTTCTGGTCGCCATGCAGGATACAATCCCATTTTGCTTGGAGTATTAGGCACATAGGTGCCATAGGTAGCACTGTATTCTTGAATGGTAATTGTATCACCAATGGCCAGTGTAATCAAAATCTCAATTCGTGGACCATCTGTGGCAACTGTGTATTCTAAATCTCTAGTTAAGATTTGGTCATTTACATACACATTCATGCCAAGGTAGTTGGCTGATGTGTAGTTGTAAACTTGTACAGTGTCAAACACCTGCCTGGTAATATAGCTCACAGTGTAAGTTGTTGTGGTGAATACTGCGGTAGCAGGCAGCATGTCACTCCAATAGAATGGATTATTTTCTGTTCGTCCTAGTGTGATTTCAGCTATCACAGTATCAAGTACTTGTGATGTAGTTTCGTATTGAATGGTCTGTCTGGTCACTGCTTCTAGCAGTTGATTTTTGTACTTTTGATATTCTCTGCTGTTGTATTCTATTGCACCAAAAATATTGTACTGCTGAGATCTCATAAAGTATCCAGCTAGGGTCAATGGAGAACTTTGTTGTAAAATCAGTTGACCGTAAGGAATAACATTACCAAGGTCTCTAGTGTTATTTGCACCATTAATTGATCCTGAGAATGTAGTTAAATTTTGACAAATGCTGTCATAGTGAGTGCGCAATGTACCTAATGTAAAACTTGGGCTGTTGGCATTCAATGGATTGTTATTGAGATTTAACGGAACTTGATAAAAAGCCACTTGGCTGATTTGGTCACTAAGCACTTCAACTTCAATTACATCTCCCACAACGTGTGCAGTATGTAATGTAATAGTTGTGGTATTGGCAGTAGTGGCCACTGTGTATGTGCCTGGATCTTGGAAGATAGATCCCACAAACACTGTTACGCTAGGCACAGTTGTCACAATGTTTGACTGAACAGCAACATCCAATTGTAATGGTTGTAAATTATAAACAAATTTAAACTGCTGTCTCATTAGTGTAGGCACTACTGCTGTTTGCCAACCAATCAATCGTTCAAACACAGTTCTTGATGCATATTCATAAACAAATCCTGAACTAATTGGTGCTGTGGTGCTAACATTGTCAATCACATACACAAATGAATCTGAGTATAAATTATTATCAAATACAATGTCTCCTACATTGGTCAATGAAAGATATTTGAGCACTAGTTGTAGCACTGGATCAGCAGGTCCTGAGCCTGTGGCATAACTAAACAATTTTGTGCCTGTAAATGTTGAACTAGGATATGTAGTTCTGTTGGCCAAACTCACTCCGTCAGCATCAAATATGTCAAACAGTGGTGCCTGTTGTACAGCAGTTTTTTGTTGTGCTTCTAACCAATTTACACCATCATACCAGTAGGTAACGCCAACTTGCGAACCACTAATGCATGTGGTAGTTTGATCAACAAGTATTTCTCCATCTGATGCTTCTACCAAATTAATAATAGGTTGTGTAATCAATGGTGCCACAGTATCTGGTACAATAAAATTTACCACGTAAATTTTGCTTCGTACATTCTGATCTTCGTCAGCAGCAAATATCACACGACTGCCATTGACAAATGTGTAATCATTCACTGAATATCCAGTGCTGCCTTCAATGTTACTGAATGCATCAGTTTCAGTAAAATCAATTACGTTCACTGGTTGCTTGGCATCTGTGCCCATGTTATACAATCTGATGCCACCACGGAATTGTATAATTGGCCGCTTGCCTTTACGGTCATTGTCTATTACCACAGGCGTGTCATTGTAAGCACCTGTAGCATTGAGCACATCAATGTGGAACCATCGATTGCTACGACTCCATGCATTTAGATCTGGACTGTCTCGGTTGATTGTGAGATAATCAACATTGTAGGCAGACGCATACTCTTCAGGAGTGATATAATTTGTTACTGGCAATAGTTCAATTGCTGTGCCTACACCACTAACATAGTATTGCGGATTTTGACTGGTAGTTGCAACCATACTACCATTGGCCGAGGTCAACGTCACTGCTGTGCCATCTTTGGTTGTGCTTACTTTAAATTGACTGCTGCTAAACACTGTTTGAACGTAATAGGTAACACCAGTGTTTACTCCGCCGAATGCTGTGCCATTAAAAATAATTTCCTGACCTACTGCCATGCCTGCTGTGGATTCAGTGGTAATGAGATTGATACCTGCTGCGGTGTTTGTGCAAATAAATGCAGCAGACCCAGTGGCGTAGCTGGCAGGTGATACATTACCTAAAAATTGAACTTTTAATCCATTGGTAAATGTAACACCATTTGGACTGGTGTAGTTGGTTTTTCCTAACACATCTTCGATGTATATTGTACTGCTATTGTCTTGTTCAATTAGACGGATGGTGCCAAAAATTTCTGGGTCGGTGCCATCTTGGTAATACAATGTATCCAACTTGGCTGTAAGCTGAGGCATTTCAACAATATATCCAGTTTGGTTTTTGTACCACTGTGTGCTGGAATATTCAGTGCCATATCGTATGGTCCATTTTTCTAAATTAGCTATATTTTGAATGCTGCCTAATGATAGATAGGTAAAGGCACCCACAACAACATAACTTATACGCCATATGCTATAATAATTAGTAGAAGGATCACCCACACTGTTTGCAAATACCAATGTTCGTGTGTTGAGATCAGTGATGCCATCAATGCCACCATAGGTAGCTATAAATTGATCTAGTCTGGCTCCGTCGATATTATTGAAAAACAAATCAGTAACAAGATCAACCGACCCAATGCTAACAAGATTGTAGAAAAAGTCTTGAGCTGTTTTTTGTGGTACGTTAAAATTAAGTGTGCCAAGATCAATACCATTGTTGGTAACACCGTAGATGGATCTAGAAGTTACGTTTGGAGTAGTAGGATCTAATCCATTGATTCCGGGTGCTGTCTGAATCCAAAATCCTGGACCGTCACCAGGTTGGGCATCAATCACACTGATGGTACCTCTCATGAGACTTTGAGTCTGACAAGAATAATATAGTGTATTAGGTGCGTCTTGGGGTACAGTAAAAGTCACTGTGCCTACTACTGATCCATTACGTGTGACACCTGAGTTATACTGATCACCTGTGCCTGTTGTAGGTGCAGTTTTGATCCAGAACGGAAAGTCGCCTTGCACAAACAGGTTAAAAGTGTATGTGTTACCACGAATTAAAACAATTGGTGCATTGGGTTCGTTGTCAATGTTAAAGCTGGTAACATTAGTGCGTGTTACTTTGTAATTAACAGTTTCTTTGTTGTTTTGCGATACTTGAAAAGTGTAGTTGCCGCCACGAACTAAATTTATAGTAGGGTTGTTACCAGTTAATCCTGAAAATGTGTAAACTCCATCAGCTCTGTCTACAACAAAATTTTGGCTCAACGCCACACCCGGTGATTGCACAGTAACTACATCAGGGCCATCTGGCACCCAGTAATACTGACTAAAGTTTACAAACGTGTCAAAATCCATAAACGGATCAAGACTATAATAATCACTAGTATACAGTCGACTGGGTTGTGTTGATGGACTACCTTGATATACCAGTGTATCAGTTATGCCTGGATACGTAATAGCATCTATTATTTTGTTATTGTCTGCAGGATCAACACTAATCACACCTGGCTCAAGTTGATAGTCAGCGCGAGTTTTGTCGGGCTCAATCACATACTTGTCGTTGGGATTTACACCTGGGCCAACTGTGCGGCCAATATAACCTTGAGTCTTTTTAAACTTTGGCTCTTGAATCAACTGATCCAAAGTAGCAGCCAAAAATTGCTTGTTGGCGTCCGTCTGAAAAATCTCAGGAAGAAAATCTACACTGCGTACTCGTGCCATTAAATTACTCCGCTACCAGGTGCAGTACGCAAATTAGTACTGGTCAATGCATCAATCACAACAATATTGTCAATGGTAGCGCCGTTAACAAATATTTCACTGGGTTCTGCTCTTACTTCGTACATGTCGCCAAAGTATTTTTGTGTGTCTAGTGGTACCAATACCACTGAACTGATTATGGTTCCAAGATATCTGTGCAGGTACGCCGCCAGTTCTGAAAAATAGAATGTATCGCCAAATCCCCATTTGTCAATGCTAAAATATTCATTCATAGCTGCCAACACAGAACTTTGTATTTCGCTAGTGCTGGCTGTGGAATTTTGAGCACGAATAACTTTGATTGTGGCTTGCAATGTTGTGGCTGCTTTAGGTCCAAACAATGGTTTAAACACTACAGAATTCAAAATAATGTTGTCACTGATCATCTTGTATTCATTAAGTCCTTGATATTCTGTACTAAGCTCATCAATGGTTGGCACGTCAGGTTCTGTAACTGTTCCGGTGGTGTCTTTAATCCAATTTTGATAGGCAGTGTAGTATGACTGTGTTACAACATACAAGTCAATAATATTAGTGGTGCCAGGATCAATTCTATTGGTCAATGGTGAGTTGTGACGATATTGGAAGTACAATGCTTGTCGTCCTGTTCTAGCAATCCAATCGCCTTCTGCTGCTTGCGTGATAACTCTCACTCCGGCAGTATTAACAGTCAATGTAAAAAATAATTCATCGGTGTAGGCATAGAAAACTTGCCCAGGTGAGTATTGAAACTTTACCAGTTCAATATTATCATACGTAGGATAGTCTGAATTGACCACTCCAGGTTCTACCAGCAAATATCGTTGCAAATTGTCAAAGTCCACAGTTTGTTGCAAGAACACTAGTTTGAGGTTGGGATTAACTGTTGGTGCAACAATTTCATTGAAGAAATCTGGATTGTCTGGCACGCCATCAGAGTCAGAATCTCTATAGCTGATCAACACCTGAAAGTCGTCAACATAGCCATCAGACTCCACAGGCTGTCCAGTGATTGTGGTATAGATATCTCCAGGCAGCGGTGATGAGCTGTCTGGTTTGGTGTTTACTGCCAGCACGTTAATAAAATCTTTAATGGTGGTGCCTGTGCGGCTGTCGTAAATCTTTTGATTTCCGTAAAAAAAGAATCTTGTTTGCAGTACTGATCCAAAGTAATAAGCAAGTCCTCGAAATGTGATTGTGTATTTGTTGTCCACCGCCACAAACTGTACCATCCAACTTGCATCTAAATTGTTTCCTGATGTGTTACCTGCATACGCTTGACTCCAAGTAGCATCAGCATCTAGATTGGTACTGGTAATAACATACCAAGTCCCGGCAGTGCCTGTAATGGCACCATTGTTATCATAGCCAAGACCAAAATTTCTGTACAACAAAATTTGTTGTGTCATTTGTTCTCTAATAGACGGAGTCAAATCTGTAAGGAATACAGGAATAATACTGTCCACTACAGCACCTGTAGGCACAAAGTTATTGAGTGCAATAGGGCCTTGGCCATTGGTTAAATTACCAATGCCGTTATTACTGCCGTCACCTACTATGGCAAGTGGACTGGCCCAAATTTCCAAATGGTCTTCGGGTCTAGTTGGCAGTCCTTGTTTCAATCTATTGTTTGCATCAAAGTAATACGGTTGTCCATTAATAACTGGAGGTATGAATTTAATTAAACTTTTTTGCACCACATACTTGAATGCAGTACTGCTAGAAGTTCCAACCATAACTGGTTCACCCAATGCATTTTGAAAATACCCTGTGGTTTCGTTAGCCAGTGTTGTGCTTTGATTCCAAGTGCTTAGAGCAGTAACACCAGTGTTTACAGGTATTCTTGGAAAGTTTGCATAGTAAAACTGTTTGAATGTGGTATCGATGATAGCAGGCTGTACTTGGTTGGCAATGAGGTCAGCAATCTCATTGCGATTGATCCAACTAAACAAAATACTAGGAAGAACATTGTATTCCCACATAGCCCCGTCACTGGAAAATGTGTTGGTAGACGAATACTTGCCTGTGTTGTCCACAAGATCAAGATACCGACTAGTGCCAATACTAGCACGGTTTACTGCTTTTGATTTGATAATAGAATTGTAAAGAGTAAACGGAAACAAGTTATAGTCTTCACCGTTGACCATGCGATTCTGTGTGTAGTATCTTGCTGGCGCACGTTGTTTGATAGCGTCAATGCTTTCACGACTTTGTGCATTGCTTACTGGTTGTGTGATACCACAAGTAAAAGTAATAGTTTGTAGGTTACCATTACGATCAATATAACTGATAGGCAACACCACGTTCTGCATTTCAGCAGGATTGATAATGTATTGAAGGCCATTGCTTGCACGAACATATGCACGGAAAATGCCCACTGGTATTTCTGAGAACACGCCATCACCAAACACCATGGTAATCTGATCATTGGTTCTGCTGGTCACAGAAAATATTGGTCTTAGTGTTGCAGTTTGTTCCGCAGCAGCTGAGTAAATGTTTTCAGTAAATGTCCACTCTCGACTGATGCTGCCCACATTATCTAATTGGAATAGCCAACGATCTTCGTTGTTCACACCATCAATGTTGATGTTTACTGTGCGATTGGCAATGCGTTCAGCCAAGTTAAAATCTTGATTTTGCAATGTACCTTGTTTGAAAAAGAAGAAAAATCCATTGTTAGCACTTTGGTATCCTAACTTATCATTACGATACAATATATTGAATGTGGCATTGGGTTTTGGACTTGGTTCATAAATGTAGTCTCTGCCAGCTGTGGACGACGTTGTGGCTTCAAACGGCATGTTAACTCCATCCACTGTGGCAGTATACGGAATTACTGGCAAGAATCCTGGCACTAAGTTAATGCCATATTCATTGGTATCTACACCCAAAATAGTTTGACGATTAGCAGGACGTCCAATTTTTTGACTGCTGACCAAGGATGAGTTAACAATAGCATTCCACTGTTCCAACCAATCAAAGTTTGTAGGATCGGCCCAATTAACTGTGACATTGGCCAAGTTAACACCGTTGTAATCCACAACATTTTCTGTTGTGGTCACTGAGAATGCTTTGAGCAGGCCCTGGGCGGCTGTGTTACGTTTGGCTGTATAGCTAACAAGATTGGCCAATCGTGTGACTGAATCTCTGCGTTCTGCTGTGTCTAAGTAATTTTCTCTTGTGTTAAGGTCTGTGCGGAAGGCAAGTGCCTGGCCCATAAACGCAATAACATCTAATAGCGCAATATATTCAGATGACTCAATGTAGTCGTTGAATGTTTCTGGATAGTACAAACGCAGGTAATCGGTGAAACTCTTGCGTAGAGTTTCAAAGTCGTAGCTTTGGAAATCTGCTTCGCGATAGGTTTGATAGATTTGTTTCCAATCTTCTACACCAAATATCGCTGTTTGTCTAGTGGTTTTTGCCATTGCGTCTGGGCCTTGTGTTCTTTATCTGTTATTTATACGGATAAAAAACGGCGTAGTTATACATAGCTAGCCGACCGGCTGACTTGATTGAAGAATACGTTTAGTATTTCAGCATTGACTCCACCTACAGTTTGAATTTCTAATTCAATCAGCATGCCATTTTCTTGTGGGTACACATTGATGTTGCTGATGAATACTCTAGGATCGCCGCCTGCCACTCGTTGCACTTCATTAATAATACCTTGTTGAACAGCATCAACTTGATTTTCAAACAGATAATTCCACAACACTGTGCCATACTCTGGACGACCAGGCAGTTGACCTTGGCGAATGTTAAACGCATTCAAGAGATCGCGTTTGACCAATTCAAAATCTACTAGCGTGAATTTTTTGTATTGATTCTGTGTGTTAAAGCCAACAAAGGTAGTCATAGCAATATTTATGCGGTGGGATTAGGCCTTGGATAGCCTATTGCAGTAAGACTTGGCAGACCACGACGTAGTCGTTCGGCATTCACCCGATCCCACACTATCTCGTCATTTCCAGTGTAAATTAAATCCTCATCTTTGGTATTGGAATAAGCACTAGATTCTATGGCTACCGGCAAAATACTAGGCACTTTGGCATTACCCACAATGCGTTTAGCGGCTGCTTCAAGTGTGTCTGTGTTTACAGTATCAATAGCAGCTATAGGTGTGTACTCCTGAAGCATGGACGGGTCTATTTTAGTTTGCGCCAAATTTACAGCAAACGCACCATTAACTGCGGCAGCATCAAATTTGGATTTGATGTCAGCCGGTAACCCAGGAGTATTTTTGGCCCAATTTAGTGTGTCAGGCACACTTTTTGCAGCATTGGTGGCCAGACCGCTAAGTGCTTGTGGTGTAAGTTTGTCTGTGGGAATTCCCAGTGATTTTAAGTCAGCCACACCCGAAGTCATCAATCCTTGCTGAATTTTGTTTTGAAGTCCTTCATTGCCCAGCAACCCATCGAGACTTTTTACACCATCTCTGCCAGTCCACACTGTGGGACTTTTTAACACACTGGTAAGATTACCACTGCCTTGTGCCAAAAATGTAGCAGCAGTTCCTGGTTTAACAAGACCCCATCGTTCAAGTTGACTGGCATCAAGTCCAAATTTACCTGCACCTGCTGTGTTACTAATAGTGTCTGCACTTTGACCTACCAACTTTGACGCTTGAGCCAATGTGCTTGTTACATCGGGTAAACTCATGCTACCAAGTCCAGTTAATGCTGGTCCTTGTTTGGCAAAGTCTGCCACATTGATACCACTTGTAGGAGTTCCTTTAATCAATCCAGATATGGTGCCAACTGCGGTGCTAGCCAAACTGCCTACTCGTGCAGCAGCACCAGTTAACGCACCTGTGATGGCTGATGTTGAAGGTAATGAAAATCCGGCGCCTGCGCCAGCCAATGATGCGCTGATAGCAGCAGTAGCGCCGCCTGCGCCGGTAGTCAGTGAATTGAATGCAGCCGCGCCACCTTGAAGTGCGCTGGCCACTTGTGTGCCTGCTCCTTGCCCCAGTGCGCCTATACTGGCTGTGAGACTGTTCAGATTCGTACCTGCAGGTAATTTGCTAGATAATGATGCCAGTCCTTGTGTGAGCTGACTTTGTGCAGATGCTAACCCGGCAGCAGCTTGTGTAGCTGCACTTGCAGTGTCTCCAACTTTGAATCCAACAAGTCCCCCACTGTTGACCTGTTGATCAAACACTGCCTTTGCTTGTTCATATGTCATGCCCGGAGGGCCTTTGATTTTAAATGTTTCTGGTAAACCATTGTTACCTACACTTGAAGTTGGTTGCGTTGGCGGAGCGTCAAGTGGTCTTGGATATCCTAATTCAGTTAAACTTGGAAGACCACGGCGTAATCTTTCTTCATTGACTCGATCCCATACGATATAATCATCGCCGGTATAAGTTAAATCTTTATCTTTAGTGTTTGAGTACTGCCCAGATTCAAAATTGGTTACGGCGGACTGACTAGGTGCCGATGCTCGTGCTTCGTTTATTGCAGAGCTAATTCCAAGTTGATTGAGAGAAAATGTAAATTCACTCATGATCTTCTAGTTATTTCTATGCCAGCTGGAATAGGCACTGCACTAGGATTAGGCGGTGGCTGCCCTGCTTCTAATGGAATTTCAATATCTACACCTTTGTTGTGATAGGGATATGGTTCGTGTGTGGGTGCTCGCGTCACAATACTGTCTAGGCCACCTGTTTTGACTGTCCATCCAGTGGCGCTACTAAATGTTGTGTCATCTAAAATGGTT